TCCTTCGAGCGCGTACGGGTTTAGAACGAATGAGAGGCTCCCTGAGCCCCTAGTAGCTCCCAGCCCCTCCAACTCCCCACGGAGCCCCTAAACGGCCCCCAGAAGGGCTCTCAGGCCCTTTTTTGGCGCCAAGACGCCCCTCTCGCTCCCTCTGAGGTGAGAATGAATGAAAGAAGGCACCCCAACTGTGTGATCTAGGCCGCAGTTTCCTTCAAATCTGTCGCAAACAGGTCCGAGTGACACCGACATCTATATTGTAGGGAGGGTTATATACCCTCCCCTTAGTGATCTTCAAGGGTGTCTGGAGCCACCCCCTGAAGGGTGGCGATCTGGGGCCTCTGTCAGTGCCGAGGAATGAAAAAAATAACAGAAGCCGGCCCCCTGAAGGGCCGGCAGTGAAGTGAAACAATGAAATATCTGAGCCCAGGACATGAAAAGGCCCCCGACCTCAGGTCGGGGGCCTTCCCTTGCTTACCTTGCCGAGGTGCCGTTCACCTTCCGGCCGACGCCTCGGCTGTAGACGCGGTCTCGGTCGAACTCCCGGCCGCATCCTTCCCTCATGCACTTCCAGACCTTCGTTCCCAGGCCCGTGGAAGTTACGTTGGGGCTACCACAACTCGGACACTCCATGTCTCGCCTCCTTCGTCTTCAGGATGCCCTACAGGCGTCCGCGGAGTGGTCGTTGTAGGCCTTCTTCCCTCGTTAGAGGAGTGCCCCACAGTTCGCACACTTGTACCGGTCCCCGAAGGGGATCATCGTCCCACCACAGGCAGGACAGGTGAGCCCCGTGGGCTTCGAAGCCCCCTTACGGGCCGGCACCTTGCTACGCTCCTTGACCGAGGTCATTGCCATCAACTCCTTGTGTGGCATTGATTTGGTGCTAGGACAACAACCCCTCCCACCCCCACGGGGATAGGGGCGGGAGGAGCTGGACGGAGAGACAGGGATGGGGGGAGCCCAACACCCCTGCCTCCCCTACACACCCCGACTGCACGGACAGCCAGGGTGCGGGCTCATGGGGCAGGGGAGTCGCCAAGGTCGGCCGGCAAGGGCACACTGAATGCTGCCTGGCCAACCACTCGATACCGTGTGTGCCCAGGGTGGATGTACACGTGCGTGTCAACGAACGCCTTCACCTGAGACGCACCCTCGGTGATCACTTCATCTTCCCGACAGTTTGCGCACTCCACCCACGTTCTAATGGGTAGGTCGATAAGGTCCTGCGCATTGGTCAGGGTGGGATACGGGACTGAGGACACTACTGACCCCCATTGCGTGAGCGCTCGTTCTTGGCAGCGACAGAAGCTCTCATCCGCTCACTGTCCGACGCTTCACGGACGTACTGCCTCTCCACCACCCACTCACGCCCACCTCCGAGGGGGCGCAGGTACACGGTCTCTACGCGCAGGTCACGGAACTCCCCAACGCGGTCATGAAGCGTGTCCACCATGGGTGTCCCGACTGCTGGCAACTCACCTGCTTCAGGGCGTGACATAGCGCCTCCTAGTCCCTGCATCTGGTCACCCATCGTGCGCGGAATGACACTGCCAGTGTGTCAAGAGCAGAGGGGGGAGTGCAACCCAACTGACAAAATCTGCAATGTTGCAGTCGATGTGATCAGTAGGGCGGTCGACTGTGGAAAGCTGTAGCCACGCAGTGCCAAGGCAGCGAAGAATGGACCTGGTGGAGGGGGTGTGCCATGGAACCGACCGTGAGAACGCGGCGCTTGGGATCCGAGCTGAGACGGGCCCGAGAAGCCGCAGGGCTGAAGCTTGACGACGTGGTGGACCGCACGTCACTGACCAAGTCGAAGATCTCGCGTGTTGAGGCTGCCTACCTTGGTATCAAGCCTGAAGACCTGAACACGTTGCTCGACCTCTACGGGGTCGGCGACGCAGAGAAACGTGATGCTCTGCATGCGTTCGCCAGGGATGGTCGCAAACGGGGCTGGTGGCAGACCTACCGTGACGTCATCTCGCCGGCATACGCAGACCTGATCAGCCTGGAGGCTGACGCAGTCAACATGCGTTCGTATCAGTCAACGCTCATTCCAGGACTGTTGCAGACCCCTGCCTACGCACGTTCGACAATCGCCGCTATCAACATGACCAGTACACCCGACGAGGTCAACGCCCTCGTTCAGGTGCGCATGTCCCGTCAGAGTGTCCTCTCGCGCCCCGAACCGCTTCAGCTGTGGGTAGTCATACACGAGGCGGCCCTACACCCACGCGTCAAGAGCGACCCACTGATGATCAAAGAGCAGTTACAGAAGCTGCTTGACTACTCCAAGCTTCCACATGTCTCGATACAGGTGCTTCCCCTCAACGCTCCCCCTCACGTCGGGATGAGTGGTTCGTTCGGGGTATTGGGGTTCCCGGAGACGGCAGACCTTGACGTCGTCCTCGTGGAGAGTCTGACTAGCTCCCTGTACGTCGAAGATCCTGTGGAAGTCAGTCGGTACGGCAGCGCGTTTGAGCACCTGCGCGCAGCCGCACTGCCTCTTGACGAATCTGCCAGCCTGATTGAGCAACTGAAGGGCAACATCTAATGGCCATCATCCGAAACGCCTCCGCTACCGGCTTCGCGTGGAAGAAGTCGACGTACAGCGGAGGACAGAGCGACTGCATCGAGGTCGCCTACGGTGCCATCCCCACAGCTCTCCCCGTTCGTGACAGCAAGCTCCCTGCCGGCCCCGCGGTCGTCTTCGCTGGCACTACGTGGGGTGTCTTCGTCAACGCTGTAAAGCGTGGTGACCTCTCCCTGTAGGGACAGAGTCCTACGGCCCCAGGACCCCCACTGAGGCCGTAGAAGAGCCCCCTGACTGCCAGTAGAGTCAGGGGGCTTCTTCATGCCTGAGGACGTTGATGCACAGGCGCCCCAGTGCCTCCGACAAGCTTGTCTGCCTGTGCCGAGGACTCGTACCGTAGAGACGTGGGCGGGTCACCCTGTCGACTCCAACAAGACGAGCCCTGTACGGCTGCTTTCCCCGTTGCAGCGGGAGCTGTGCGGGGCTCGTGCATGTGTCCAGGCACAGCAGAAGGCCCCCTCCGAAGAGGGGGCCTCTGCCATCAAGTCCTGGCTGCCGAACTTTGCCGGAACGCAGTTCAGGGCCTTCTGGGGTTTCTCAAGGGTCTCCATCAACTGGGAGACGAAGGCATGGTAGCAAGGCCCTCCCCCTGCTTCACCTTGAACTGCACTCGCATCTCAGGGACCTCACTGCGATCCACTCGGCGGAGCGGGACGGGAGGCGGAGATCGCCGGCCTTGTCCATCTCGGCGTCGATCTCGGCGGCGATCTCCGCGAAGCGCTCGTCGGTGAACTCGAAACCGCGCTCTATGGCCTGGGCGAAGGAGTGGCAGCGCGCGGCGGCGGCGGCCATCGCGTTGCGCTCCGCACCGAAGGGCATCAGGTCGGCGCGGGCCCCGGCGACCATGCCGTATCCGGTGATGAGGTGGGCGGCGGAGGCGGAAATGCCGGTGGCGGTCATTTCGGGCCTCTTCTGGCGTGGTGGGGATGGGCACTCAACCTTCTGTGGTTCCACTTTGAACCCCCTCCTTCTTCACCCGGAACTGTACGCGCATCTCAGGGATGACACCGCGGTCCTCGTGGCCGTACTGCCACGCGTACTCAAGGACGTTGGCCGCGATCATCAGGGCCCACCTGGTTGCCTTAGACTGATCCATCCCAGTCTCTCGGATCACCTTCAGGTGCTTGTCAGACTCTTCGGTCCTCATGACGGACAGGTTCTTGACGGTTCGGCTCACTTGCCCTGCCCTCCCTTGCCGGCCAGCACCAGGAGGGCCCGGTTGAGAGTTGGCTCCGGGAGGGTCGGAGCCTGGTCACACCACTTCTTGATCCACTCTGCCCTGGACATAGTCCCTGGTCACGCCCCTTTGAGTCTGGTGCGTTTCGCACTCCTTCTCCCAGGAGAACGCACACGAGAAGCACTAACTAGGCCTATGATGCCTGAAGGCACACCTCGTGTGCAACCACATCGGGAGGGGAGACATGGGGGACGCACGTCCGCTCGCTGGGTATCTGCGTATGTCTGACGCAGACTTGGCAGAGATCAAGCACCTGGTCAAGATCGGGGTACTCACCCCCGAGGAAGCCAAAGAGCGAGAGAGGAAGGGTGTCCTCAAGCAGAAGGAGGACATCGTCAAGCTTCGGGACAACCTCTACCCAGGTCGACCGGTCGTCTGGTACGAGGACAACAACCTCTCCGCCTTCAAGCGCAACGTCAAGCGCAAGGACTTCGAGCGGATGGTTAAGGACCTTGCGGTCCCCGCCATCGGTGGCATCCTCGCCTACGACATTGACCGAGTCTACCGGCAACCAAGGGACCTTGAGCGGGTCATTGACTGCTACGACAAGCCCGGCTGCACCCTCGTCTTTCATACCCTCTCCGGACAGAACTTCGATCTGACGACTGCTGACGGTCGCTTCTCCGCCCGGATCATGGTCAGCGTTGCCAACAAGTCTTCTGAGGACATGTCCCGGCGCCTCAAGCGCGAGATGGAGCGCAAGGCCATGGCCGGCGAGACCCCTACGGGGGTCGCTCCCTTCGGCTGGAACCAGGACGGGACGCTGAACCTCAAGGAGGTCAAGGCTCTTGACGAAATGGGGGACATGATCCTTGCTGGGGACTCTGTCACCACCTGTATGGACTGGCTGAAGGACCAAGGCTTTGTTGGCCGAAAAGGAACCCCCTTCATCAGGTCCAGTGTCCTACGCATCCTCGTCAACCCTCGCAACGCTGGGATCCGAGTCTTCCGCGGGGAGCCTCTGAAGGATGCGAGCGGGGACTACGTCATGGGCCCCTGGGAGAAGGCTCCGTGGACCATAGACAGGTGGCGTGCGGTCAAGAAGGTCATTGAGGGCCGTGCGCAGGCCAACCGCGCCAAGTCCGGACCTCCCGGAAACACTGTCCGAAGCATCCTGTCTGGGATCCTCCGCTGTGGTGAGTGTGGAACCAGGATGGTCGCTGCCAACTCCTCCCGGAAGTACCCCAAGTACCGATGTGCCAAGGACGCAGGAGGCTGCGGGAACATCACCATCAGCCGGCCACACGCTGAAGACGCCATACGCGGCCTGGTCTCCGATGTCCTGATGGCAGCCTCGGCACAGAAAGAGACTGAGGAGGTTGGGCCCAAGTGGGAGAAGGCTGGCGAACTAGCAGCCCTGGAAGCGGAGTTCGCAGAGCTTCAGCGGATGTGGAAGGCCAATGAGATCAAGACGACCTCATACGTCATCGGCCGAGAGAAGCTCGAAGGGGAGATTGACCAGCTCCGGGGCGAGAAGGCCGTAGCCCTCGCTCGTCCCGTCAAGGCCCCGACCCTCGAAGTCATCAAGGATGGCTGGGAGAAGCTCTCAATCGAGCGACAGCGGGAAGTGATCATGAGTGTTCTTGCGGCTGTCATGGTGGCTAAGGGGAAAGGCAAGCAGAGAGCTGGGGGCATCGACCACAGTCGGCTCACACCAGTCTTCAAGCAGGGATAGCAGTCAGCCCCTCTCCCCATTGGGGAGAGGGGCCTTCTCAACATGCTTACTTCTTGATCTTTACACCAAACTGAGCAAGGGCACGAGCCAGAACCTCATCCGACAGAGCCGGGGCCTGACTTGAGTGCTTCTTGATCCACTCCTCTCGGCTCACTCAGCCCTCCAAGGAAGCTCCTTGACCGGCGTACATGCCTCAACTCGATAGAGCAGCTTCCATCCGTCGTCGGTCAGCTCGTACAGCTCCCCGCCTCGGGCCTGTTGGTGGTAGGACTCATATGCAATGGCGAGCTTGGCCAGGCCGATGTGCGCGTGGCACTTCACGGCCGGCCTACGATCCGGAATGATCGTGGCGTACGGTTCAGCCTTCAGCTTCGAGCGGTGCTCAGCGCACATCGCCTCCATCGAGGTCATTTCCCCTCCCCTGCCGTGTACCAGCACCGAAGGAAGAAGTCGACTTCTTCCCCGTAGTGGTCCAGCCCGTCTTCCTCGCCGTTCTCAAGGTTCTTGTGAATGTCGTAGTCCAGCTCAGCTACGTACATGCGAAGAGCCGACTCCAGCCGGCTAGGGTCAAGCTCTCGTCGAATATTCGCCTTGACCAAGAGTTCATGGTTCGTCTTGTACATAACTAGGGTGTCTTCGAGGTCTACGATCCGTTCAGCCATCTGGTGGGTGAACATGTGGAGCACTAGTTGTGTGATTCGTTCTTCTCGGTCGCTCACTCGATCACCTTCACGGGGATACCAGCCTTCTTGCACTCGTTGACACAGTTCCAGGTGCCCCGGGACTCCCCGAGGGGGAAGGCCAAGCAGAGATCTGCGCCGGCCTGAGCCATCTCCCGGTTTCGGATAGGGCCCGCAGCCTTTCCATGTTGATCCCAGTCCGCGGGGTGCTTGATCTCGAAGACATCTGCCTGACCAAACCCGCACCAAATACTTGCGAACCGGTCAGCCCCCGTTGGGCAGTCACCGTGTCGAACAAAAAAGGGACCTGCATTGTCATGCCACAGGTCCCACAGTTCATCGAACACGATGTTCTCGTCGTTCTTATCCCGGCTACCGGTCACAATGACTGTGAACATCAGAGAATCACCTTGTGGATTCCGAGGGCGTCAGCCCAGACGACCTTCACAACGCCCGAGGACCGAATCAGCTTCGTGCAGTCCTTACAGGGCTTCCGGGTCACATAGAGCGTTGAGCCCTGGCAGTCCTCCCAGGACGCATATAGGAGAGCGTTGGCCTCTGCGTGGACCTCAATACAGTCCTCATAACCCGTCCCGGACGGGACTTCAGACGCACACCGTGCGCACTCACCACGGCTGCAAGACGGGCCTCCCGGATACGAGCCGTTGTAGCCTGTGGATCGAATCCGAAGATCCGATCCCACGAGTACGGCACCGACCCGGCAACGGAGGCAATCGCCTCGCGCTGCCACGGCGTCAGCGATACCGAGGAAATAGGTAGTCCAGTCTGGTCGTACATGCGTCACTCGCCCTCCCCAAAGTCGAAGACCGTCTCTTCCCGGACAACACGGATCCGATAACGTCCTCCGTGCTTGAGAACATCTCGCTTACCTACGAGATGCGCGTTTTCCATGAGGGTTTTTTCGCTCTGGAACTTACGCCGGTAGAGACGAGCCTTCTCATGCCAGAAGGATTCATTGCCGAGGTCAACGAACTGCTCCACAAGCCAGTACTCGAAGTTGTCGTTCATCCCTCACCCCCATCGACCACGTAGACACTCGAAGGAGTGGTCTCGAAATCGAAGTACTCACGGGCCATAGCCTCAGCAGTCTTACGAGGAAGACCAGCCCTACGGGCTGTGCGGTAGATCTCCCCGCAGTGCATTGTCAGGACTCGGACGAATTCGGCTCGGTCTGCGAGCTTGTCATAAAGCTTCTCCATCTCCAGGCCAGTAGCCAGAGACTCAAACTGCTCCTTGTAGTTGTCCTCGTTCACGCCTGCTCCTCAAAGAAGAAGATCTTGCCGTTGCTCTGTCGAGCCCATTCCTTGAACCTGACCTCTGCTGCTTCGGTCCGAAACTTGGCAACGGGGTAGTAGGAACTTTCCTCTACCACCACAAGCCACTTTCCTTGTCGCTCGGGAACCTCCGAGATAGCAAGCTCCATCAGTGCTTCTCCCCAAGCCATTTGTTGTGAAGGTCCGCAACGTGAACGGCCCAAGACTCGTCACAGAAGTCCGCAAGCTGAAGAGCACCCTCAGCCGGCGTACGGGGATCCTCAGCCAAAGTGATGCACCAGCCCCCAATCATGTCGTCAGGCTGAGCCCGCCAAGGCTTTCCCATCATTTCCTCAGTACGTATACGGGACATCAGTGCTTCGAATCCTCCTTGTCGAGAACAGAACCCCAGGACTGTTCCCCGATCTCACCATCAGCTGGAATCAGAAGTCCTCGGTAAACGAACTGCATGATCTCCGCTGCCTTCTTGGTCAGCTCCTCAGCCCGAGACTTGGGGAAGCTGAAGACGATTTCGTCGTGCACTATGAGGCGCATCCAAGGCGTGAATCCAGCCTTGTCTAGTTCGATCACAGCCCTAGCCGTGATGTCTCTACACGAGGACTGAATCCGATAGTTCATCGCGGCGTATGGACGTCGCTCATCAGTGAGGATGCGCCGGCCAGTAACCGTGTAGATGTAGCCGTTACGCTTGGCTTCGTCAGTGCACTTGTTTGAGAGCTTCTTGGTAGCCGGGTAGGTCTCCCAGAAGCCCTTCACGGCCTTCCTGGCGTCCTCTTCCCCGATGTCCCACTGAGTGGAGACCGCGTTCCAGCCTCCACCGAAACACACCGTGTAGTTCGTGCCCTTGCCGGCCTTACGCATCGGATGCTTGGCCTCATGGTCATTTGGGTCCCAACCCATAAGACCGAAGGCACCAGCCGCAGTGATGTTGTGGAGGTCTTCTCCCTCGTTGTACGCCTTCAACATGCGCTTGTCGCCAGAGTCAGCAGCTAGGAACATCAGCTCCATTGAGCTGAAGTCAACCGTGGCAGTGACGTACTCCTCCACGATGTTCCCGAACTCGTCGTAGTCCGGGTCATCCGCCAAGAAGGCATGACGGACGTACCCGGAGCCAGCCGGCAAGGTCTGTGCTGCGATAGCCCCTGTGACTGTCATACGGGCACTTCTGGCCTGGCAAGAATTGATCGATACGTGCACCCGACCATGCTTGTCTCTGTTGTTCAAAGCATTTTCGAACCACGTCTTACGCTTCTTCTCCGCAGACTTGGCCTTGATGATGGCTTCAGTAAGCGGATGGTCAATACTGCTGAGGACGGAGTCATCCGTCGAGATCTGTCCCTTGGGGTGAGCCTTGCTCGGATTCGTCCTCTTGGTGAGTTTGAATCCCAGGTCTGTAAGGGCCTTGATGATCTGGTCAGAGGAACCAATGAGGTCGACACCCCATTCAGCCGCTACAGCCTTCCACTTCTCTTCCTCTACCTTCAGCTCCTCTATCCGAGCCTTGGTGTACTCGGCATCAACGAGGTAGCCCGTCCGCTCCAACTGGTAAGTAATCCAGTTGAGTCGGTGTTCCCAGCCAATGAGGCCGTAGTGCAGAGACTTCCGCGGAATCAGAGGGAAGAGGACGTTCCGGAGGCGATAGGCGAAAATCGGGTCCATGCCGGCGTACAGAAGATAGCCCTCGTGGAACAGAGGAACCTTCTTCCATACGTTGTCCTTGTTGACCTTGCCGTAGATCCCTTCCTTGAACTCCCGGATGTAGGAGTAGCCTTCGGCCTTAAGCTGCTCCTTGGTGAGGCCAGGGCGATCCGTGAACCGGAACTCAAGGGTTTCCCCGTCCTTATTCCGGGCCTTGAAGCCGACGACCTCTTTCTGTGCGTTGAGGTCCTGAGCAACGGTGTTCATCGACTTCTTGACCGCAGCACCAGTCTCAGCGTCGATGTAGTGCGGCACCAGCTCTTCGAGCTTGAGACCAACCCCGCCTTCCTTGACCGCTCTTGAATCAACCAAGTGGGCAAGAATCTTGGTATCCCAGGTCTTCTTGATCAGGGGAAGGGGATCAATACCAAGGTCTTCCTCAACCGTGTGAATGTCGAATCCACGGTTCTGTGCTGCAAGCCTCTTGACCTTCGCCAGAGCCCACTTGACTGCCTGAACGAAGGGCTCCCCCAACTCAACCGGGATGACCCAAGCCGTGTCGTGGTTGCCGAACTGTGCTAGCCGGCAGTGAAAGCCATCCCCAGCGTTCCACCAGTCCAGTCCCGTAGTCTCGGTGTCGAAACCAAGGAAGTCCTCGTTCTCATTGACGAACTGGTAGAAGCCGGGGAGGTCTTCCGGGGTCTCGACTACGTAGATAAGAATCGGACCCTTGACGTTTGCTCTGATCGTCTTCAAGAAGACCTCCCCTGTTGAGTTGACTTACCCCTTGGCAGCCGTAGCCACGGTCACTTCAGACACGCGTACTACATGCCAGACCCCTGGGCTTCCGGCAAAAAGCCGATTCATCTCGTCGACTGCATCTTGTTGCTCACTGAACGAGTCGAGAGTGACCCACACCCCTCCGTACTGCCGTTCCCTAAGCTCGTACTCCTCCGAGTAGTTCACTTGCCTCCCATAACGCAGCGACCCGGCATGTCCTTTGCTGGAGCCATGGACCAGAGAGAACACGGAGCTGCTGCACGCAACCAGATACCGAGACCAATTACAGCGATCAGAGACAGAACCAGCACAACGTCTACGACGAGGTCTCGCTTACCATTACGCCTCATAGCGCTCCCATCCTGTGCCCTCACCCTCGTAATTGAAGTCCCAATTCGTTGTGAAGCTCTCGATCCGTGGGGCCTCAGTCTGGAAGTACCACTCCTCAGCCTTTGTGACTTCGAGGATGTCTCCAACGAAAACCCGCGCCATGTTGTGGTGGTCCTCAAGGATGAGGATCTTGTCTCCGACCTTCAGTGCACTCACTTCTCACTCCCGAAAGGCTCGTCAGAGATGTCCTGGAAAGAGTTGGGGGCGATATCCCGGAGGTGACCAAGGACCAGGCCGGCAAAGACCTGAATCTCAGCGTCAGCGGCCACGTGGTGACGCTTGCCGAGTACATCCCGCCATGCCCGGAGGTTTCCGGTAACCACCATGTCCACCGGAGCCGCATTCGGCAGAACTGCCCGAGCTGCCTCACGGGCCTGCTTACGGGGGAGACCGCCCTGAGTCAGCTTCTCCACAAGCGTCTTGTAGCACGAGACAGCACCGATATAGGCCCCTCGAAGAAAATCAGCTTCGTACTTCCCCATTGCTGGAGGGATCACCGGCTCAGTCTCCGAGTAGTCCACGTACCGCTGAGAGACCACGGAGAAGGATAGGTGGCGGTGTCGAGTCAGCTCAGCCAGAAGAGCACGAGAGACACCGCGGACAAGGAACGACACTGAGGAGTGCTCCAGGACGCTGAAGTGCCCCTGGTCCAGGATGTTCTTGAGGTATCCGTCATTCCGAGCTGTGGCAAGGTTCGGCCGGTTGAACGACTTGTAGCAGAGTCGGCCGGCTCCCTCTGCCAGTGCATCGGCATCTGTAGGGATCTGCTTCCACGACGTCACGCCAGGGCCATAGACGTCATACCCGTAAGCATCGTCAAGGGTCCACGAATGGAGAATGGTTGAGGCCAGAACGTCAACGTTCATCAGTAGTACAGCTCCGCAATCTTGTTGGTGTATGCCTGGAGGAGGTACTTAGACACCTCCGGAGTGAAGACAGGCTTGTTCCTCATCTCAACCAGGATTGAAGCCCGCAGATCTTCAAGGGACATCTCGTCAATGCCAGGCTTCAGCTGATCAAGCTGTGTGAATTCCACGGTGGCTCCTAGTACCAGTGGTGCGACTGCCAGAAGGACCAGGCCCCGCAAGCCCCGCCATATCGAGAGTCGACGTACGACTTCATCCAACGGAGCTGAGTAACGGGGTTAGTTCGCCAATCGGCGCCGGCTGATGACATCTTGGAGCCGGGAAGTGCTTGACCAAGGCCGTAAGCCCCAGATGAAGGGTTGGTGGCGTTCACTCGCCACCCAGACTCCCGGATAATCAGAGAGTCAATGCAGGAGTACTGAGATCCGAAGATGGACCGAGCAGCCCCCCTAGCCCCACCCTGTCGGACAGGATCCTGAGTCTTCGGCGCCTGCCTCTTACGTTCATTGGAGCGAGAGACTTCCTTGGGGACCTTGGGCCGAACCGTCTTGGTCTCCACTACCTTCTTGGTCACTGTCGGGCCAGGGACCGGAACCTTCTTGGTCTCAGTCGTGGTGACCGTGGGCCCTGGAACAGGCACCTTCTTGACCTCGGGACCGTTCATCTGGAGTGCAGCGTGAGTAAACACGCTGCTGGCGAAGGCGATTGCTACGCCTCCAACGAGGATCTTCGCTGCCTTCTCATTCATATGACTCCGATGCCGGAGGGCATCGGGGGCCGGCCGGATTACCGGCCCCCGGAGAGACCTATGGGTCTCGAATCAACTTAGGAGGCAAAAAAAGAGGCTTACTTCAGTTCGTACTTGCCAGACTTCTTGTTCTTGAAGGCGGGCGGACACTGAGCACTCTTCTCACGCTCCTGGCAGAACATCGCCTCCCAGTTGTCCTTCGCAAAGTGCTTCCGGTCACCGTGCATACAGGTCGTCACGCCAAGGTCCGAGCCACCCGAAGAAGCAGCCTGAGAAGTCATCCGACCGTTCTCGAACCGAGGCTTTTCGCCTGTCGGCGCAGGCTTCTGACCACCCTTGTACTGGCCTCGGGTGTACTCCGCAGCCTGAGTAGTCAGGTCGATAAGACCAACCGCACGCATCGCCAGAAGGAGGTCCTTGCCCCGCTGGGCAGTCTCCTCAGCAGAGGCACCGTAGACAGTCGGGGTCAGCCACTCAGCGTCAAAACCGCTCGAAGCCTTAAGGGTGAAGCCAATCTTGAAGGGGTTCGGGGAAGAAGCAGCAACGGGCGGAGTGGTCACAGGCGCCTCCTGAGTGGTCGGCTGAGGGTCGGGCTGAGCAACGTCCCAAGGAGAGCGAGTACCCCAAGGGTCGGTCGGGTCAAAGTCAGTCATTCGTTACCTCCTAGCGGCGCAAGCAGTGCTTAGCGCCTACTTCCAGTGTGACAGGAGCCGGGTCTCGTTTCAACCTTGAGTGCAGTGCTGTGGGTCACACAGGACATGCACCAGAAGCGCACACCTCGTCAAAGCCGGTGTCCGTGACCTCGATCCCGACCTCTTCAGCACGAGCCTTGTACTCCTCGAAGGAGACTCGCTCGTAAGGAGACTGAGGCATAGACATCTCCGGGAACACGGTCGTCCCCTTCAGCTCCGGAAGGTACTCAGTCAGCAGGCCGGCCAGTCCCTCAGGCTCATAGAGAGACGGATCAACGTTGACCGTGTAAGACACGGCCTGGTCAGCCCAATGCTTCTGATAGAGCCGCTGAACCTCAAGCATGTCCCGGATCGTCAGATCCCCGGCGTGCTGGAAGTACTCCGGGAACTCCAGCTCGTCAAGGAGGCTGTCCTTGGTAGGGATCTCCACCACAGACGTGTTAGCTGCGTACTGGCAGGGCTCTACTCGGTAGCCCTTGCGATGGTACTCCTCCACCTGAGCCACCTCAGATGGCTCCAGGTCCGAGAACCGGATCCGGCGGATGAAGTAGTCCGCAAAGGGGGCATGTACAGCCTCCCCGCTGACGCCGGCAAGCTTCGAGGTCGTACCAGTCGGAGCAATCACCCTCTTCTTGACTGGAGTTGGGATCCTGAGCTGATTGGAGTACTCGGCTGCTGCCTCGTCCACCTCGTCGGCCCAGCTGGTCAGCATGGACGACACGTAGCCGTTGTGAGGGGCCTCGGTGTATCGAATCCCCTGCTTGTAGATATAGTCAGCGAAGCCAAGGTGGCCAACACCGATGCGACGGTAACGAGCAATGGCTTCTGCGGACTTGGGATCGGCGACCTTCGCAAAGGTACCTCGGATCAGGTACCGAGTGATGAGCCGGTGAGCTTCCCCTAGACCGTCGTAATCCACAGACCCATCAGAGCCCACGAACGCACCGAGGTTGACCGAACCAAGGTTGCACGGCTCCCACGCAGTCAACGTTGCCTCGCCACACGGGTTGGTCGTGAAGGTGCCATCAACCTCCCCTACTGCGGTCAAGGCACTGTTCCACACACCAGGCTCACCGTTGCGGAGCATGCCCTCAGCGACACCAGTCAGCACGTCTTCAGCGTAGATCCGGCGAACTTCCGTGGTCTGCCCTGACAGAGAGTCAAAGAACTCCTGGTCCACCTCAACACTGATGTTGGTCGTCCAGTGACCCCCCTCCGCCTTGATGTTGATGAAGTCGAAGATCAGTGGGTCATCCCAACGCATAATCGACATGCGGGCGGAGCGACGGACACCACCAGACACAATGCACTTGGCAATAGCGTGATCAATCCGCATGGCACGGAGACCTCCAAGAGAGACCGGCTCCTCCAAGGAGTCACCCGTCAGGGCGCAATCCCGAAGAATCTGCCCTACCTCCCACATCATCTCCGCGAAGGGCTCGGGACCCGACGCTGTGCCACCGAATGACTTCAGCGGAGCGCCCTTGGGGCGAACCCGAGACACGTCGTAGACCCGCTGCGTGTGCCGGGTCTTCGGGTCATGCGCAGTACGGATCAGGTCGCCCAGGGCGTCAGCCCAACCCTCCCGACTGTCCTCCACTCCGTAGGCACCAGCCCAGGTGTACGCATACTCAGTCGAGATAAGGCCAGCTTCCACCATGTCCAGGTAGTCAGGGTGGGAGGGGTCACAGACGATGTGCACCTGAACCGGGACCTGGACCGCGGGGTAGTCCTCAAGGAACCGCTCCGAGTAGTTCGAGCCCACTCCCCCACCTTCGGCCAACCGCAGCAAGGTGAAGGTGAAGTGCTCCTCAGGACGGGCGGAATCCCAGCCGGCCGCCCAACAGTTGTTCAGGGCGAAGTCGTTGACACCACTGGACTTCAGGTGCCGACCAGCCGGCAGGATCTTGAAACCCTCAATCATCTCAATGAGGGCCTCTCGCTCGCCCTCCTCGATGTACCGCGGCTCAACCAGCTTCAGGTTGCCGTCCACCACACGGCGAACGGTCTCGGGCCACGTCTCCTGAGAGCCGTCAGGCTTGGTGCGGCTGTACGTCCTCAGGTAAACCTGCTTCGCTGTCTCGGTCTTGAACTCTGTCATTCAGTCTCCTCAATGTCTTCGATCTTCATGTCACCAGTCCACGTGGACGTGAACTCACCGCCCGCGTCTCCGTGCTCCAGGGCGTACCAGAGAAGCCTTCCAGGGTGGGAATCGTAGGAGTCCTCGAACTCTTCGGAGTCAATTTCAACCACCAGCGTGGTTGTGATCCGTGTGGTAGCCACGGCCCTTACCTTCCAGTTCGGATGTTGCGGTTCATGATCTGTGTCAGGGAATCCACGGCCCGGTAAGAGGCTCGACGCTCGTTGTCGTCCTTCGGAGGCAGACCGTAGATGAAGACCCGCTGGACGACCTCCTTGTAGCCCTGGGAGAGCTTCTGAATGCCCTTCGAGGCATCCATACGAGCCGTGATGATGTTGTCCGAGATCCGAGCCTGAGTCAGGTCGTCCTTCTTGCCGATGACCTGCCCTATCTCCTCGTCCGAGTAGACGAAGGAGCGGAGTGCAATCCGGACCTCATCAGGGGTGTAGAAGTACTGATCGTCCATCAGGTCGTAGTGGTTACGCTCCCTGGCCGCGTATCGCCGGCCAGCGTTCCAGCAGATCTTCCGGAGGAGGTCAGTGTCGTCCTTGTACCGCTCAACGATGTGGCGCTCTTCCAGGAGATGAACCATGATCTCCTGTTTCACGTCATCGGCCTCAACCACCGACCACTTGTCAGCAATCTCCCGAGACACCTTTCCGGCAATCTCGATGATCGGTTCCCAATCGAACTGCTCGCTCACTCATCCTCCTTGTAAACTTCGGGCTTGCCATCATGCGTCACAGACGACCAGTCATCACCGAGGTCCACCTTGGAAGCGCATTGGTGACAAAGACCTGTGTAAACCTCTGACTCCGCAATCTCAGCGATGATTTCAGGGTCAGTCTCATCCGTCTCAACAGTGACGGCTGTGTTTGCCCAAGTTGTAAGAGGAACTGAGTACTTAGCCATCAGCCTTCACCGGCTTCCACTCAGTGGTGACGACCTCAACCAATTCGACCTCAATGGCTGTGATCTTGTTCTCGTAGTTCCAGAGATCGGTGTCCTGCATCTCAGTGGCCCCGGACTGGTAGTAGACGCGGTACGCCTTACCGTCATCCGGGGCACGGAAGACGAACTCATAGATGTGGTGCCACCGGGTGGTGTCGTACAGCTCGTCATACAGCTCTTCCGCGGTCCCCTCGTCCCCTCCGCACTCGAAGGGAACCCCGATCTCCTCAAGCTCGTCTCGGGTGAATACGCGAGTCTTCATCACTTCACTCCTCGAATTTCGACGCCAGACAGCCGCTTTCCACTGCGAACCCACTTCCCGCAGTCCTCACAGCGGTACTGCTGGAAGGCGGACACCTGCGTATAGGCAATCCCGCGCTTCTTCAGGTTCGACCCACCACAGTTCGTGCAGGTGTCTTCGTCGCCCTCCTGGTAAAGGCCGTGGGAGGGGTGAGAGCTGATCCACGGAAGCAGTCGGTCATAGAGCTGCTCAGTGATCACAACATCCTGGACGTTGTACTTCTTCATCTCCTCCCAGGCCTGAAAGTCGCCAGCCATGCACTTGACCCAGAGCTGATGGCCACCGTTCTGAACCTTGTGGTCCAGGCCGAGTGCCTGGGTAACGTAGTCGAGCTTGTTGCTCGGGAATCGGAACTGCTTCTTCACGACCTTCAGGAGGTCGATCTGCGCGTAGGGAGACGGAGGGGTCAGGCCGGCCTCAATGAACTCCCGGTTGAGATGGGGGATGTCAAACCGGGCTCCGTTGAAGTGGATTACGGCGTCAGCCTCAGAGAGGAGGTTGTACGCAGCCTCCACCATCTGCTTCTTGGTGTTGTGAAAGGAGCTGAAGAACATGACGTCCTCCAAGTCCGCCCACTTGGCTGCGAAGCAGATGACCTCACCGCTCTCAAGGAGCTGGTTGAGTCCAACGTTCTGCTGCCAAAGGCCCCAGACGTGGGCCAAGTTCGGACTGGTCTCGATATCCAAGGTAAGTAGCTTCATGCCATCAACTCCATTGCCTTCTCGGCCTGATCAATCTTCGGGGTACAGAGAAAGGGCCTAAGGAGGGAGACGGCAGCTACAGCCTCCGCACTCCACACGGTCCATTGGTAGTAAGCCTGTTTGGTGTTGGAATAGGGGCCGTAGGGCCCTCGTACCTTTCCACCAAGCGACTTCTGTAGACGGTCAAGCGGTTCGCGCTGCACCTGAGATGCCTGAACTCGGAACCGCAATTTCGTTGACGGACGCCGCTCCTTGTAGGAGCCGAAGTTTCCCTCTCCATCCAAGAAGCCAGCGCACCAAGCAAGTTCGGAGTCACTCGGCTTCACCGGCTACCTCCTTCAACTTGGCCATGAGTTGGCCACCTATGTATTCGGTGTAGGCCGGCGGAATGGCCTCGGTAAGTGCTTCATGACTGTCGATCCAGTCAATCCCCATTGCCTCCTGCATCTCAGAGACGTTGGCCTTTCCTCCGCCCTTTCCATACGCAGCCACATAGGGTCCATCGCGCCAAACCCCGTGACGGTAGCCCCGTACATAACCGCGGTGCTTCAAGTGCGGAGGTGGAGGAGAGGACCAGTTGACGAGTTCGATGTTTCGATGCCGAAGAACACCAAGGCCGAACATCTCTCCGCAAAGGACCATGTCCTTTCGGGACTCCGGATTCTCGATGACACCCGGGCCCGGAAGGGCGTACATCAGAGGCATGACCAGCGGATACAGATCCACGTACAGGCCTGCGAGATGAGCGTTGGTCCCCTTGGTCAAGGTGCACTTCGCCTGGCACGGCGGAGAGGCGTGGTAGGCGTCGAACTGAGACAGGAAGTCGTAATCTTGGAGGACTTCCAGAGCGTCAGCCTTGATGAACTCGAAGGGGTAGTTGGGGCGCTCAACGATGTCCACACCGACGACTTCGAACCCTGACCGGTGGTAGCCCATACCAGCGCCACCTTCACAGCAGAAAAGGTCCAGGAGGCGAGGCTTAGTCAACCGAGCCCCCAAGACGCTGAACCTCTCGGGTCACGTACCAGAGAGCCTTCTGAAGGTCCTCAAGCTCCTTCTCAGGAGCACCCTTCTTGCCGGCCCGGGACAGGTACTTGACCGCGTTACCGCGGTTGAAGTTGAGGTGCTCCGTGATGTCGATGACCTCTGCGCCGTTGGACCAGCCATCGGCGTAGTGCGAGGGATGGTTGATCAGGTCGCCCGAAGTCGTCTCACCTCGCCCCTCGTCAGGTCTCGTTTCAACTTTGGAGGCCAAAAATATAGACCCAGAAGCCTTTGACATGTCGAGAGTAAGCTTCCCCGACTCTTCATCACCGAAGACCTTGATTTCAGGCTTCGCGCTTAGAGCATCGTAGATGTGCTCGAACTCCAGCTCGTCTTCCTTGAAGAGGTTTCCTGTCGACTCAAGCTCAATCGGGAACTCATACACATCCGAGTCCCTGATGTGATCAATCTTGCCTCGTGTACCAACCAAGTCAATTGCTTGATCCGAGACCCTCACGACCACCACACGGTCACCAATCTTGAACTTGCTCATTCGTCCACCTTCCGAAGTTCGGTGTGCAGGAAGTACAAGGGAACCTTGACTTCGTCCTCGTCCAGGACCACATCAACGGAGGTGGGGTAAACCGCTACCACAACGCCAGCCTTCTCGTTCAGAGAATCATCAGTGTGAGTCTGAACCTTGTCACCAATCTCGAACATCAGTCCTCCAGGCCAAGCAGTTGACGAATGAATCCGTCACCGTGATCGTGACGAAGTGAATCGGGATCCGAACCTTCAGGGAGTTCAATGGGAACTCCATTGGGGAGACGCTCGGCAAGCTTCTCCGTCATCTTCCGGCCAGCCTCGTCTCCGTCCCCGAGGATGAAGACCTTTTCGTAGCCAGCGAAGGCCCTGTCAAAGTGGTCCTTCCAGGCAGACACACCCTGGATGGCCGATGATGGAATACCTTCCATGTCGACAGCCCAGGAAGAGAACTCGCCTTCCGTGATGGCTACATATGGACTCGGAGTGATCAGGGCCTCGGTGTTGTAGAGCCTCGGGTGATCTCCTGGAAGAGACTGATACTTCCCGTGTCCGTCGTGCTGCTCCTTCTCTCCTGAAAGAAAGAAGTAGTCCCCGTGCGAGTCCTTGACGCACTCGTCCCTGATGCACCGAAACCTGACCGTGGCTACCTTGTGGGGCCCACCAGCCGGCCGAAGGTACGGGATGACGAGATGCCCTCGGTACTTCTCATGTCCGGTCTTGGCCGAACCGACGTACCCGGGAAGATACTTGTCGGCGCCCTCGTCCAAACCGCGGGCGATCAGGTACTCCTCCGCTGGACTCCCCCGATACTGACTCTGGTAGAACTTCGCTGCTTCCACCGAACCGGGCTGCTGCCCATTCGACCGCTTCACGGAAGCCGATCCCCTCCTCTCGCATGATGACTGAGAAACTGTCTTCCGATATATCGCACGCGTGGCAGTGCCAGCGGTTCATCTCTGTGTTGACTGAAGCGCTAGGTCTCGTTTCTACATGGATAGGACAAAAGATCTTCATCCACCATTGAGACTCCGAGACCTCAACGCCGTAGTAATGATCGAGGACTTCAGCGATGGGAGGCTTAGGCGGAGGGGTCCTCGACCCGGACCAGTTCACGCTTACCGTTCTCCTTCACCGTGTAGACCTCGACCGGAAAGATGTACTCGCGGTCAAGCTGCCTCATGAAGTGCGCGTTGCCCATGTACTCGCGGAAGTTCGAGATAACGTTGACGTCCATCAGTCGATGTCCTTTCGGAAGTCCCTGTGAAGTCGCTCTCCAAGGTGTTGAAGAGCAGGAGGCAGTTCGAGGTACGCCGCAGCACGGCGGAGGGTTTCGGGGTTGTCCCGAGCTGCTGTCAGGAGTCGGCCGTTGCAGAGTCGGCAGAGAAGTCCGCGGGCACGACCCGTCTTGTGGCAGTGGTCGACGTTCAGTCGGTACTTCCGAGACTGACCACAGATGGCACAGACACCACCCTGAGCTTCAAGGAGTGCCTCGTACTCGCCATCAAGCAGGCCATAGACGTCCTGGACTCGGTTCGCGTGGGAAGCCTTGCTCCGCGACTTCTTCCGACAGTCGACACAGATCCGGCCCCGAGGAGTGAAGAACCGCAAGGACCGGTTCTTCAAGCACTTTGTGCAGGTCCGGGTCTTAGCGGACACCGAGGTCTCGATTCAACTTTCGCTCCAAAAAAAGAGACTGGCTCTCGATGAACGTAGCCTGAAGGCGACCGAGGAAATCGACCAGCTTCATCTTCTGTCGGGAGTACTTACCCTGATCGAGGACCAGAGTCGCGTACCCGCCTTGCAGGTAGCGGAGGAGAACTTCACCGAGGACCTTGGTGTTCAGCCGGCGAGGGTTGGTGATCCGCAGGTAGATGACTGCTCCGTCTTCCGTGATGTCCCTCTGGAGACCGAACCCGTTGCTTTGGTTTCGCTTCGTTCCGTTCATAACTCCAGTATGAGTGTTCGAAGGTCTCGAATCAACCTTGTGGGGAAGTTGTGAAGGGTGTTCTAGATCACTTCGCAACCGGAATCATATGCACCTCATACGCGATGCCGTGGTTCCCCTTCCCATCCTTGTAGACCCAGAAGGTCTCACCCTCGTCCGGGTACGGGCCAGACACGACCTCGTACTCCGTAGAGGAGTACTGGAACGTCACCTTCTGCCCCACCTCGAACTTGGGGACAAGAGTCAGGTAGCTCTCACCACCAGTGAAGTGAACGCCATCCGACCTTTCGACCAGGTACCGAGGTTCAAACCCCGTAAGCCCTTCAAAAGGACCATAGACAACTGTGCCCTCGCCCTGTATGTGCTTGACCTTGTCCCCGACCTTGAACATGCCTGTCTCCTAACGGTGCGCAACGCGCAGTAGTGGACTAGAAGTTGATCCCCATGGAATCCGCCGCATCACGCAGGCGGAGGGTCTGACTGTCCAGCTCCAACCGGGCAAAGGTGGCCCCCGAGGCGTCCGCGAAGCCTTCCCGGTTCTTCACAGGCGAGATGTTGAGGACCCGATTCATGCCAGCCTCGTCCGGCTCCCGATGGATGGTCAGGATCAGAGACGGCACGCGGCCGATCTTCCCCTTCACCCCACTCAACGGGATGGGCTTGAGGCCATCGGAGTACTCGCCTGTGACGTGGTGGAGAGCCTGGACGTGAGCCTCAGTCTCCCGAGCCATGTCGTTGAGGTACTCGCACATGCCCTCCAACCCGAAGGTGAACGACTCGGCATCGCCGGCACCGCCGTTGTCCACGTTGGTGATGTTGTCGACCACACAGAGATGGGGGTAACAGCCGAAGACCTCGAAGTAGATCTCCAGGTCAGCTTCCATGTCAGCCGGCGTAGGCATGGCCTCGTAAGAGAACCGGATCCACCACTTGTCACCGAGGACACGTTCGTACTCGGTGAACCGGTCCTCCAGGAGGGACTTCTTGACATCCCGAACATCGTCACCAGTCAGGATGGACGTAGCTCGACTGAGCTGTGTAGCAGCGTTCGAGTCCGCGGACCAGTACATGACGGGCAGCGAGCCAGCCAGGGCCAGATTCAGGGACCAGAGAGACTTACCGGTGCCAGGGCCAGCAGCGACGAGGGACAGTTCCCCTCGCCTGAACTCGACGTCAAGCTTCTGAAGTGCCTTGGACGGGTTGGGGATTGGTTCACCTGCGGAACCCTTGATGCGCGCACTCTGAACGAGTGAGTACATCCGTCTCCTTCCAGATACGACGAAGGGCCCCGAGGTGATGTCTCGGGGCCCTCGCCTGTAGTTGCTACTTTCGTGCAGTCACCAGGATTCCAATGCGCTCTTTCGCACTCGAACCTTTGTCAACTGCGCATCTAGGAACTCGTCTTCGTTGTCCGACATCTGAAGCTCGAAGTCATCGACCTCAACCACCAGGTAGACGTCTTCGTTTAGGTGCACTAGTCGTTCAGCCACTTCGATATTCCCTCTCTCGGCTGCAAGGAAGACCCTACACGACCACAGGTCTCGAATCAACCAACGAGGCAAGCGAAAGTCACTCCTCGGGAGACTGATCCTCAACCTTGATATCTCCCTGCACCCAGAGGAAGTAGTCCTGGTGCTTGTCTCCGTACATGAGGGCCTGCTTCACGTACCGCTCCGGGTCGTCAACCTCGTCCCCGTACGACAGGACACAGGTGAAGGTGTATCTCTTCACTACCCAACCCCCTTGAGGCGCTTCTCAACGCCAGAGAGCCACTTGCCGTAGTCCTCGATGACCTCTTCCCGGGGATACTGAACCTCCCAACCCTCAAGAGGCCCACCTTCAGCAAGAGCAGCAAGACGGGTCAGGTAACGCTCCCTCTGCTCCTGCCACTTGGTCACGTTGCCCTCAAGCTGTGTCGGGAGAGGACTGGCCGGCAGAGCGTCAACAACCACCATCCGGTCTGCGTCCAGGTGCACACGTCCCTTGGTACCACTGCTGTAGGACCGACGAACGACTTGCACCCACACACGACCAGAGGGAGTCAGGGAGATGTCTCCGTCCTTCTCCTCAACAATGCCCTCCGCCATGGCGATTGATCGCCCTACACCGAAGCCATAGACCACCGAGGCACCAGGCTTGAGCGGAACGCCTCGGGCGTCAACCAGCTGGCTCACTCGGACTCCTCTACTACTTCACGCATCCACACAACTTCCGCGGACTCGATGTGGCCCTCAACGTTGAAGGCGTATTGGGGATCGCGGTACCGGTTCCGAGAGTTCTTGGCCTGACCCTCCCAATAGGTGATCCGACCCTTGGCAGGAGAAGGTGTGTCGTACGGGCCGTACGTGTAGGTGTGGACGGGACCTGTGTCCAGTGTTTGGACAACCACAGCCCGGTAGATACGCCCATCATTGGCGTGGTTACGCGCCATTAGCTAGCCCCTTGTCCTTGATCGTCAGATATGCATCCAACAGACCATCTCCGTAGCCGCCAACCTCAAATTCTGGATGGTCGTAGACCAGGCCGGCAAGGTCGTTTGAGTGCTCCTTCAGGGCCTCGTCAACCAGCCGCTCCGCTTCCTTGCGGATAACGTCCAGCCGGCCAACTCGGGTAACGGCAAGGGAGTTCGTGAGAGTCGAGACCAGAACTTCCTTGGCGCTACCCATTCGAGACCTCCGGGTCAATGAAATCTGCGGCTGCGTTGCAGTCGCTCATGTGGTCATCGGTGAAGTCTCTGAGTTCCTTCGAATTGCGGATCTTCTCCGCAAGCTTGTGTGCGTGCTCGTCCAGGAGCTGAGTCACAATCTCATCGAGAGTGATCGTGGAGTCTGGCCACAGGTCGTCAATGATGAAGTCCTGCGTGTTCTCAACGATGCGCAACAGCTTGTCGTGCAAGCTCACTTCAACTCCTAGACGTGTAGGGAGATGCAACGCTAGGTCTCATTTCAACTTAGGAGGCCGAGGGAAGGGGCCCTGACTTCGGGCCCCTGCTCCCTCTACTTCCAGTATGGCAGATCAGCGGTCTCGTTTCAACTGCGAGACCGAGAAAAAGAGCAAGCGTGCGACACGTCACAGAAGTTGCAGTGGAAGTCTGGCCTGGCCTCGAAGCGGCCGGCCTTCACGCCCTGGTCCATCGCAACGTACCGAGCTGCTACCTGATCCTCGGTCACCTCAGAGAGGTCCACCGGCTTGGAGAGGTTCCCAGTCTTACCCAGATACCAGTCACCCCTGTTGACGGTTAGGCCGAACTGCTTCTCTACGGCAACCTTGTACGTCTCAAGCTGGAACCGGCTCTTGGTCGAACCAGTCTTGAGGTCCCTGACCCGTACAGTGCCGTCAGGCCCCATGACGACCTGATCCGGCATCCACTCTTCCCGGACAAGCTGGTCAATGTAGCCACGTACAAGCACGCCTCCGAGGTCCACCTTGAAGTACAACTCCAGGCCCACAGTGGGGTTGATCGGAGCCTCAGAGATGTCAGCCCCGTTCCAACCCTCACTGTCCGCCCAGATCTCAGGTTGGTTCTCGTTGGACCACTCCACGTATCGAGCAACCTGCTTCTGACCCAGGGCGTAACGCTCCTCGATGTCCTGGCCAGCCGGCTTCTTACTGCCCGTCAACCACCGGTCAAGGTTGGGCTCCTTGTCCAGGGCCTTGTTCACAAGAGCGCTGTACTGGTCGGAGAAGAGCTGAACCGCCTCCTCCTCCCCCATGGTCCGACCGGACTTCTCCAGGGCCTCAGCAGCACTGTGGAAGGCCGTCCCCTGGAACGACCATGCGGCCGGCCGAGGTGTCACCCGCTCCACCCGCTGAAGCCAGAACTGCCAGCCACACTTCTCGTACTGCTCGGTCTGGCTCACCGACCGCGGTTGCGTCTCAATCTTCCTTGCAAACGACACTTGACCTCCTGATTTTGGTCATGAAAAAGGGCCATGCCGCTTCCTGACATGGCCTCGGCTGCTGACGAGGGTTCAGCCCCCGTACACCGTAACCAGATAGAACGAGCTACTCCCTGGGAAATCCGGGTGCGGTGTCTCGTAGTGCTCCCGTTCAACAACGCAATCCCTCAGACTCTTCCCCAACTCCCTCTCTAGGGCGTCGAGTTCGTCTCTGTCGTCTTCGGAGAAGTCATTCGTTATGACGATCATGAAGTAGCGTCCGAACGGGACTCCTACAACCTCCGTCACCCAGAGGGCGGACGTCTCTACCCACGTAGAGGTCTTGTCAACACTGCCCCCGTAGATCATCTCCAGTGCGCCTTCATCAGCCGCTCGGGCTTCTTGCGACGTGACCAGCCGAAGCACGGCACCTCATCCCCTGGTAGAACGGGTGAACCACAGGGCGGCTCATCCCCCACATGAAACATACACACACTCTTCACTCGCTAGGTCTCTAATCAACGTGACCATGGACACACCATGGTACGTACAACCATTAGGGTGCCCTGAGTGAAAACAAAAGACCCCCTGGTCACAGGGGGTCTCATGCGATCACTCGGACTCCGCAGGTGGCTCTGGTGGTAGCTCCAGGGCCTTCCTGAACCTCTCATCCGGGAACGGGATGCTCTCTGGCCAGTCGATCACCAGACGACCATCCTCAGGTGTCCTAGGCCGGTAGTACCAACCATCCGACCTGTCTGGGTCGTAGCAGAGGACTTCATTACTCGACCTCATCCGCCGTTCCCACTGATCCGCCATGACGCGTTGCTTCATACTCAGCGTCTCATCTCCTAGCTGCCGGCGGAGCCACACCTTCAGAGCCTTGGCCGAGTAGCGGTTGTGGTGACTGTCGTTTCCTTGCGTGGCCCGGATCTCCCACCGGTACCTAAGGTAGTCGTTCACCTGCTGGTTGGGTTTCGTCCGGCGCTGCATCCCCATGGCGACCAGCCGCTTATTCACCGCCTGAACTGTGATGTCGTACATCTCGGCAATCTCTTTGTCTGTCTTGCCGAGCTTTACCAGCTTCACCAGCACTTGGTCTGTCAAACCGGTATTGATGGGCATGTCATGTCCTTTGTTGAGGGGGGTACATGAGCGGCCCTTCCCCCGACGAGCCGGCTGGCCCTTCGGTAGGCCCACCTTAGTCAAGAACGAGATTGGCTGTCTCTCGTTTCAACATGTGACGTAGGTCTCACTTCAATGCGGAGTATTGCATTCCAATCAAGTGATTGCTTCACGGTCAGGCGTCCCTCTGGGGGTCTCGAAGCAACGCCTTCGACCAAGAGCCCGGCGAGACCTTGTGAGGCCAGCACGGGGGCACACAGGTGCCTTCCTGGGCACAGTAAGCCCAACCGTTAAGCTCTGGCCAACGGAGATGATCCGATCAAGCCACTTCAGGACGTGATCTAGGTCTCACCTGGGCATCAGCTGTCACAGACCCCACCTCAGTGACACCGACATCTATAGTGAGAGAGTAAAGAAAAGTACTTAGAAAGTACTTCCTTCCTGAAGAAGGAAGTTGACACGAGACCTTGGCTCGTGTAGACTAGAACTAAGAGAGTAGTTAAAAGGAGTCTCCTTAAAGAGACTCCTTGAAAAAGTTTCCCTTCTGTTTGATCTCCCTGTTGAGTAAGTAGCCGAACCTTTGAAGGTTCGGCGTACTGGTTTCCAGGTTAAGTTGAAACGAGATCCAGGAGGGTGGTTGGCCCCGGCTGCTAGATAAGAACCCAGCCGGGGCCGAAGACTTTGGAGGTGACCCACGCATGCCAAGGGCAAACTCAATCTGCTTGGCCAAGGGATGCACCTCCAAGACCATCCGGGATGGTCGGTGTCGAGAACACCAGACCCGGAGACCTTGGCAGAACACCTCTGCCAGGAACCAGAGTCGTCCAGGGAACTGGTCATCGATCAGAGCCCAGGTCCTCGCCAGGGACCGGTTCACCTGCCAACGCTGCGGAGCGAGATCCGAGCTGGAGGTTGACCACCTGGTCTCAGTGGCCAAGGGCGGTTCTTGGGAGCTGGACAACCTCTGGACGCTATGTGCTCCCTGCCACAAGGCCAAGACGAGGAAGTTCGGCTGAACAGTAGACCGCGGTTCACAACCTCTGCACGTGGGTCTCGTCCAGTGCACGTTTTCAGTCTGGCCGTGGTCGGCCCTCGGTAGCTCAGTTGGTCAGAGCGCCGCCCTCATAAGGCGGAGGTCGCTGGTTCAAGTCCAGCCTGCGGGACCGTGGTTGCTCGCCGGCAGCGAAGGGGCGCAAGCCTGCTACTGCCGGAAGGTGGACCACACAAGAGCCCTAACAACGAAGTGGTGGTCCTGAGGACCTGTCCTTGTTGGGGCCGCTTCCTTGGTAGCTCAACGGCAGAGCGCCCCTACCCGGGTCTTGTAACGGGGAGGTTGCGGGTTCGAATCCCGCCCAAGGAACAACTTCATTCATTCAACGGGGGGTTGATGTGATACTGGCGTCTGCCGGCGAGAGTGCCGGTGGCGGGGGCCTGGTGCTTGTAGTCGCCGTGCTCCTGCTTCTTGCTTCGTCGCACAGAGGAAACGATGACTAGGCGCAAGAGCCGTTACGACATTCCAGTCAAGTTCCTGATCCAGGTTGGCGATGACCCGGAACCGGCCGAGCTTGGATCTGCCGGCATCCCGTACCCGTACAACGCCATAACCGCGGTTCCCCGGCTCCTCCGGGAGCTTGCTGACGCTCTCGAAGCCCGCACCCGAGACGACTCTAAGCGCTGACCTAGACACTCCCCCAATCGCCTTGGCTCACCTTGGCATGCCCTCATAGTTGAAACGAGACCTAAGGAAACTGATGTCCGAGCCTGATGACGACTTTGACTATGCGTGGTGGTCCGAGACCAAGCGGCCCTCCAAGGCCGCAGAGCGGAAGGGGTGGCGTTCTGCCGTCCAGGAGGAGCTTGATGACCTCGGAGACCTCTACGAGCTTCCTGAGTCCCTTCGGCACGTCGACCTTCCAGGGGTGAGGCTCTGATGTGTTCTCACCCCGAGCACCGCGTTGAGGTGCTTCCTGACGGACAGATCGACGAGACGCATGTCCTTACTCATGACGCCCTTGTCTCCTTGATGGACAGAGTCAGGGAGATGTGTTGGCAAGTTGAGATGGCTAAGTACGCCCATGCATTTCCGCTGAATCACGTCTGGGAGGTGGGTCCCAATGGGAAGTAGGGGACCAGCCCCGAAGGAGAACGCCGTAAGGCGCAACGAGCATGAGCACGCGGTGACGCTGAATCCTGACGCCCAGCCAGGGCGAGAACTTCCCCGCGGTCTCGGTATCTCCACTGCTGGTGCTAAGCGCTTCTGGAAGACCTGGAGTACCTCGCCACAGTCCGCTACGTGGCTTGAGACCGACTGGACCGAGCTGGAGATCACAACTGTCTTGGTGGATCAGCTCTACATGGGTGAGTACAAGCTTGCCGGCGAGATCCGGCAGCGGGTTGCCAAGTGGGGCGCCACCAACGAAGACAGGGCCCGGCTTCGGATGAAGCTCGAAGAGAAGCCTGAGGGAACCCCTGAGCCTTCTGAGAAGGCGTTCACCAACTTCGACATGGACCAGGAGCTTTACAACAAGCTGAGAGCCGTATGAAGCAAGGGAGGTCCCTATGCAAACGGGGAACCTCCCGGACACGATTCCGTCTCCTAAGGAGACTCTCGGCTACCAGATCATCCGGTGGTGTCAGAAGTACGTTGTCACTCCTGATGGTGAACGAGCTGGTGAGCCTTGGGAGTTCACGGCGGAACAGCTCCGCTTTGTATTGTGGTTCTACGCGATCAATCCAGACGGTACATGGAAGTATGCGGCTGGAACGCTGAGGCGTGCGAAGGGCTGGGGGAAAACGCCCCTCCTTGCAGCACTGGCCATTGTCGAGTTTCTGGGGCCTTGCAGGTTCAGCCACTTCGATGCCTTTGGTCTCCCGGTTGGGAAGCGGGTACCGCTGCCAATTGTGCAGATCGGTGCTACTGCTTTGGATCAGTGTGAACAGACCTTGGACATGATTCGAGGAATGCTCTCGGAGTCTCCTGCCGAAGAGGAATACGGCCTGGAGATCTCAAAGTCCATCGTCCAGTTCAAGTCGGGTAAGCCGGGAAGCATCAAGCCGAAGGCCACTGCCGGTCGCACCAATGAGGGTAACCGCCCGACGTTCATTGTTATGGACGAGGTCCACCACTGGGTTGGCACCAATGGCGGTCCCGACTTCTACCAGGTTCTAAAGCGGAACGTCGAAAAGACGACGAAGGCCGGCTCTCGATGGGTCACCACTACCAACGCCTACAACCCCAATGAGGACAGCGTTGCCCAGCGAATCCATGAGTCCGAAATGGTCGCTCAAGGGTATTGGCTGTATGACTGCCTGGAAGCCTCGATTGACGTTGGGGACATCAGGGATGAGGCGAAGGTTCGTCAGGCCCTCATAGAGGCATATGGGGATGCTGTCTGGGCTGACGTCGATGGTCTTACCAAGACGATCCTGTACGACCGCACAACTCCTGACTCAACCTACTGCCGGTTCTACTTCAACCAGATTGCAGAGTCCTCGGACGGATGGATGTCCAAGGCTGAATGGGATGCCATCCATTCTACCTATGAGCCCATCAAGCCTGGTGATCAGATCGCCATTGGTTTTGACGGTTCTATCCGCGGTGACGCAACGGGTCTTGTGGGATGCCGGCTCAGTGATGGGAAGCTCTTCGTCCTAGACGTTTGGGAGCGTCCCAAAGATGCTCGGGATGATTGGGAAGTAGACACTCTCGCGGTTGAGGCCGCAGTCTACAAGGCTTTCAAGGAATACCAAGTTGAGTGGTTCTACGGGGACCCTCCTTATTTCCAAGAGGCTCTTGGTAGGTGGTCGATTCAGTTTGCCACCCGGGACACTGAGTACGTCTTCGAGTTCTGGACGAACAAACCCACTCGCATGGTTCAGGCGACGGAGCGTTTCCGCTCCGCAGTGATGACTAAGGAAATCTGCCACGACGGAGACGAGCGTCTTACTCGTCACGTCCTCAATGCCGTTACACGAGAAGTCATGGTGGGCGGTGAAGTCGGAATTCTCATTCAGAAGGACAGCCCACGATCAAAGAGGAAGATCGACCTTGCCGTATGCGCAATCCTCGCCCTGGAGGCGAGAGCTGACGCAATAGCTGATGGGCGCATGAAGCGCCGACGCTCAAGGGTGGTGGGCTTCTAGATTCTTGGAGGCCCCATGATTGTCCCTCCTAGCGGCTATACAGCCGTTGGACCCCCAGAGACTCCAGTTGACTGGCTTGCCTATCTCCAAGGAAAGCTGACGGAGAGACGCACAGACATACTTAAGTACGCCAGTTACTACGAGGGTGAACAGCAGAGGCTAGCGTTTGCTCAGGCTCGCTATAAGAGCGCCTTCCAGGATCTCTTCAGCGAATGGCGAGACAACTTCTGCGGGCTCATCATCGACTCCGCTACCGAGCGAATGCGGGTCGAAGGCTTCCGCCTCCCGTCAAAGGGAGGCATGGACGAGGACGCTCGTAGCTTCTGGCAGAGGAACAGTCTCGATGCCCTCGCCAACGGCGTGCACCTGGACGCCATGGTGCAGGGTCGGGCCTACGTCATCGTGTGGGCCGACAAGGACGGAGAGCCCCTCATAACTCCCGTCTCCGCAGAGGAGATGGTTGTCCAGTACAAGCCTGGCTCCTTCACGGAGCTGGAGGCCGCAGCGCGGTTCTTCCAGGACGCATGGGGTCGGACATGGGTGACCCTCTGGACCGAGACCTACGTCTATGAGGTCCCCCTCGGGAAGACCCAGTGGGAGCAAGGTGTTCGCCGGCCAAACCCCCTCAAGATGGTTCCGGTCGTCCCCTTCCACAACAGGTCTCGCCTCGTTGGTGACCCCTACTCGGACCTTGCCAACGTCATTCCCATACAAGATGCGATCAACAAGATCACCAGTGACGCTCTACTGGCTTCTGAATTTGCGGCTTGGCCACAAAGGTGGGTCACGGGCCTTGAGATTCAGGAAGACGAGAATGGTAATCCTGTTGAGCCGTTCAAGGTCTCTGTGGACAAGCTCCTTCAGGCCGAAGACCCACAGGCCAAGTTTGGGCAGTTCCAGGCTGCTGACCTCAAGAACTATGTGAACCTGATCAACCTTCTGGTACAGCACCTCAGTTCTGTATCCAGGACCCCGAGCCATTACTTCCTGGTCAACCAGGGAACTGCGCCCTCGGGTGAGGCGATTATCAGCGCCGAGGCCGGCCTTGTCTCAAAGGTCAAGGAACGGATGCTGTACTTCGGGGAAGCCTGGGAGCAGGTCATCAGGTTGTGCTTCCGGGTCAAGAAGGACAAGCGAGCTGATGAGTTCGCCATTGAGACCGTGTGGGCTGATCCTGAATACCGAACCGAAGCCCAGCACATTGATTCCCTTTTGAAGCTTAAGCAGCTCAATGTTCCAGAAGAGATTCTGTGGATGAGGGCTGGCTTTACCGCTACCGAGATCCAAGCCTTCCGCGAAATGCGGAAGGAGGATGCCAAGGAAGCGAAGGAAGTTGCGGAGCTTGGGCCTCAGGCTCAGGATCCCAACGCCCCTGGAGGAGCTAAAGCCGCCGCAATGGCGGGCAAGCCTCCTCAGGGCAACTCCGGCAATGTCAGCCGGAAGCTCAACGAGAAGAAGTAAGCGCACGCCGGCCAACCGAAATGGTGGGACGGCTTAACACCGAAATGGGATGAGCGCATGCCTGAAGAGATCAAGCCTGACGAGAAGAAGCCCGAAGAGAAGCCACAGGAGAAGACTCCTGAGGAGCTAATTGCCGAGCTGACTGCCGACCGCGACAAGTGGAAGGCCATGTCTCGTCAGAACGAGGACAACTACAAGGCTGTCTCCAAGGAGCGGGACGACCTCAAGGCGTCCCAGATGACCGACACCGAGAAGGCCATTGAAGCCGCACGTACTGAGGGCCGGAATTCCGCACTCAGTGAGGTGGGCACAGACCTGGTCACTGCCGAAATGGCTGTCCAGGCTGCTACGGCTGGTGTCACCCTTCCCCCTGCCGAGTACCTGAACGTCTCCAAGTTCCTCGGAGAAGATGGCCGCCCCAACAAGGAGGCCATCTCGTCCTTCGTCGAGTCTCTTCCCACGGCCAAGGAAGAGTTTCCGAACCTTCAGGGCGCCGGCAAGCAGACCGGTGGAGCCCCCGAGGTCACCACTATGGACCCGTCCGAGCTTGCAGACCTCATTACGGGCGGGTCTTTCATCTAGCCCCTCGCTACATCTGTGAGCCCTCTCCGGAGGGCTTTTTTCATGCCCTTTTGGAGGACAATCCATGGCGACTACGCATCACTTTAATCTTGACCCCAAGCAAGTCACGATTGCTGCTCTGGGTCTGCTGGACCGACAGCTGACCCTTGGTAATATTCCGGCTCGGTACTCGGAGCTGAACTTCACGGGTGGCCTTGGTGACGTGATTAACGTCAACCGTCCGAGCCGCTCGATTCCGGTTCAGGAGACTGGTGTCTCGAACATCATCAAGAACCCGATCACGGGCGACAAGAACGTGTTTGCTGCGGCCTCGGACCGGCCGCTTCCGACTACTCCTCGTCGGGCCCCGAATGGGTTCATCAACGAAACCAGGTTTCCGGTCCAGTTGACGACCCTCGCCCAGAATGCTTCTGCTCTTTCGATGGAGCAGGTTGCTTTCGACCTGAAGAAGTTCGGTGGTCAGATTCTCGCCCCGCTCACCCGCGGTATGGCCGAGTACTTCGATGACACCATTGCTGCGTGGATCAAGGCCAACATCACCCGTTCCGCTCTGACCACTGCGCAGAAGGGGGTTATTGGTGGTGACGTTGATGTCTCCATTCCGACGTATGACGGTACCCGTCAGAACATGATGGACCGAGCCCTTGCCCTTCGTGTTGCATTCGTTGATGCTCGACTTCACCTGAACCGAGCCAACGTTCCTCACTCGGAGCGGTATGTCATTGCCGGCCCCGAGGTCGAGGCCATTCTTCTGAAAGATCCGGAATTCGTCGCGGTCGACTACTCGGGCGACACCAATGCCCTTCGTCGGGCCATCATCGGTTCGTACTACGGCTTTGATGTTGTGGTTCACAACTCGTTCGACCTGGAGATGTACTTCTTCCACAAGAGCGCGTTCCTTCTGGCTTCTGTCTGCCCGGCTATCCCGATGGGTGCCGTTACCGGCTCGGTCCAGAACGTGAATGGCCTCGCTACCCGCATGCTCGTTGACTACGACTACGACCTCAAGGCGGACACCATTGGCCTTGACACCATGTACGGCTTCACCACCATCAAGGAGGACCCGGACTACAACGTCCGTGGAACCCTTATCGGTGAGAAGTTCGTTCGTGGCCTGAAGGTCAATATCACCGAGGTTGCTCCTACCCCGTAAGTTGATATGAGATCTTGAGGGGAGGGGCTAATCGTGGCCTTTGTCACCGTTGAAGAGGTGGCCATTCGTCTTGGATGGCCCCTCACCCCCGATGAACAAGCTCGGGTCCAGGCATTCATTGATGACTGCACAGTCCTCATCGAGGAGTACTGCGGCAAGGACTTCGAGCGGAGGACGAACCAGTCCTTCCAGCTGCCTGCTGTGTGCAGCCGCTACCTTGCCATCCCCCGCCGTTACATGCCGTACCTCACGGTGACCTCCGTCGCCTTAAAGGACGGGATCCCCCTGACGGACTGGACCTACAAGAACGGCTGCCTCTATAGAGAGGCCGGCTGGGACCAGGGCCAGCTGGTCACGGTCACGGGCTCCTGGGGCTATGCCACTGTGCCGGCTGCCCTGAAGGTCGCTACCGCGGCCGAGGTCATCCGGTGGATGGCTCAAACTCCTGGCCTCGCCATGGAACGAACTGGTGAGAGGGAAGTGGAGTACACCACTGCTTCTTCACCTCAGTCTCTCTCCGAGGCAGCCAAGCAGGCTCTACGTCGGTGGAGGCCCTCAGTAGGAACGCTCTCCTTGCGGAGGGCGGACTGATGAGCCAGTACGACGAGGCCATTGAGGTTTACTCCGCTGCTGAGGTTCAGGGCACCTACACCACGAAGAGGGACTGGGACCATCCGGTCCTGGTCCTCACTTCCCGTGCCAGTGTCCAGCCAGACCGCACCTTCGAGGTGCGTTCCCCGGAACGGTCCTTGGCTCAGACTCGGCTCCATGTCTACATGCCCTACACGGAGTTGGTAGACGACCAGAACCGCGTTAAGTGGCGCGGGGACTGGTACGAGATCGACGGTCCTCCGGGCCTCTGGCCCTACGGCTCTACCCGTCACACCCACCTTTTCATTTGGAGGGCTAAGAACGGATGAACGAGGGACAGTTCAAACTCACCATGCATCGCGGTTGGGAGAACCAAGTTCTCTCAACTCTGGAGGCTGGCGCACTGGTTGCAGAGGTTACCGGTGAGCTACGGAATATGGCTGTCCGGGACGCTCCGCGGGCCAAGAACGTCAATACCAACTGGAACCAGATCAAGAAAAACATCAGTGCCTTCGTCGAGAAAGACGCCAAGGGATACTACGGGAACGTCACCATCGAACTCAATGATCGTGTACGTCACGCCCTTCTTCAGGAACGCGGTTGGACTGACCGAGGAGGCCGTAGGCATCCCGGAAAGAAGTACCTGAAGAACGTGCTACTGAAGGCGAGGATCGAAGAATGACTGGTGATCCCATGGCCGCAGTAGTGGAGTTTCTTCGCAGTCTCCCCGACCTTCCTCCAGGCAGCGTCACCGGAGACATGACCTCCCGAGAGGTCGGAGACCCAACGGTCTACGTCGACCACAACGGAGGTTTCCGGGTCGTCCGGGACAGCATGGATCGAGTGGACATCATCTATGAGGTCTATGACCTGGACAGAGAGAAGGCCGCCCAACTGGCCTTCTTGGTCCGTGAGCACTTCCTAATGGACCTCCGTACTCTGACAGTTGGTGATCTTTACTTCCTGGATTCTGAAGACAGAACTCTGCCTGAGTACGAGCCTGACTCTGCTTCCCGGGAGCACGTCTACAGCGGGGAAGTCTCCCTGTTCTACGTAGCTGCCTGAACCACTACACATGACCAACGGCCCTTGAGGGGGCCGTTTTTTGTTGCCCCCAAGGAGCCCCTATGCCTTCTGGAAATGCTGACAAGATCCGGTTCGCTCCGGATGGAATGATCTACATCGCGCCCACTGGTGGCGGTCTCGTCCTGCCGACCGAGGTTGGCGACGGCCTGACCCCGCCCGCGGGCTTCAAGGCCCTGGGTTATGTGTCCGAGAACGGCGTGACCCTGACTCCGTCGATTCAGACCACGCCTCTGCCGGCGTGGCAGTCTGCGGCTCCGGTCCTCTACAACGTCGACTCTGCCTCCTTCCAGATTCAGGCCACCCTGATTGAAGCCTCTCAGCTCGTGACTGAGACTTTTTTCGGTGCCGAGTGGGAAGAGGTCCTGGACGGGGGTGTCCCGTCTGGTGAGTACCGGCTTGACCTCTCCAGTCTGCCGGACCTCAAGGAGTTCGCCCTTGTCGTTGACTGGAAGTACAAGGCGAATTTGTGGCGTGCGGTTATCAGCCGTGCCATGGTCGCGGAGCGAGGGGCCATCACCCTTCAGCGCACGCAGAACCAGGCGTTCGAGCTGACTATTGACGCCATGGACAGCAGCGGCAAGCTCGGTTACATCCTCACCAACGAGGCGATGTCTGCCTAAGCATGCCCTTTTAGTCGAATCGAGACCTTGCCGGGAGGTCTAAAACCCCGGCACCTCTCTCTCACTCACTCATTGTCTCTGGAGATCCACTATGACCACTGCGCGCAAGACTGCGGCCCCGAAGTCCGTCAATGCAGCCAAGGCGGTTGAGGCCGTTCGCGAAGAGAAGGCTGAAGACGAGGGTCCGAAGCTGAACACGTTTGAGTACAAGGGACACGCCTACTCCGTGCCGGCTGACCCGCTGGACCTCCCCCTTGAAGTTGGTCTGGCTGAGTCAGAGTTCGAGATTGTTCAGGAGATTGTTGGTCCGGAGCAGTGGGTTGAGTTCCGTAAGACCCGCCCGACCATCCGTCAGTTCGGCGAGTTCTCGGACCTGGTCATCAAGGCGGCCGGGTACGCCGATTCGGGAAACTGACACTGGTCGTCCGTTGCCTACAGGAGCACAGTGATGAGCTGGAAGCAGACCTCAGAGAGTTCTTCCAGGTGGATTTGCTGGACTACTGGCGCGGACGGCTGTCACTCCGACAGATCAGCGTGTACCTCAAGTCACTTATGAGGAAGCCGGGAAGGTCAACGCTCCTCATGGCGATGGACGAAACCACTGAGTGGGGCGTTGAGCAATACCTCATGGCTCGTATCTCCGATGCTCTGGAGCTGTCCAACTACCTGTTCATCCAGGCTAATTCAGCCGATGACTCAGAGATCCCCCTTCCCGAACCTGTTCGCCGGCCTGGCGATCTGGACGAGGTTGACCCCAAACCCAACCAAGAGGAGTTCGCGTCTGGCCAAGAAGTGGCCGCGTTCTTCGGCAGGATGAATAGCTTGTAGGAGGCCGTATGGCTACGACTGGCAGCGGCCGAGGGCCCATCAAGGTTGGGTCGGGCTACATTGACGTCTTTCCCAAGATCAACCAGAAGCAGCTTCGTGAGGCCAAGGCTCAGCTCGAAAAGCAGATGGGAGCATCTGGGAAGAAGGCAGGAAAGGCCCTCTCGGAGGGCATCTCTTCTCAACTGGCTACTATCCCCAAGAAGGTTGCGCAAGCCTCTCAGAAGGCTCAGAAGGAGCTTCAGAAGGGTGCTCAGGACTCCAAGAAGGTCCTGAAGCGCATTGAGCAGGAGATCACCCGGGACTACGGCAAGGAGGCCGGTAAGAGGTTCCGTGAGGCTGCCGAGCTGGAGAAGAAGAAGCAGAAGCTTCTTGAGGGCACCTCCGCTGAGACTCGACGCGCTCTCCAGGCCACGCTTCGGGAAGAGCAGCAGGCAGCCCGTACGTCTTCGCGGTCCTGGGAGACCGCTGAACGGGAACGTCTTCGGATGCTCCAAGAGCGTAAGAAGGCTGCCGAGAAGGCAGCTCGTGATGAGGTCGCAGCCCAGCGCAGGGCACAGCAGCAGATTCGAGATGAGTACAGGCGAACCCTGACTGAGACTCGTACTGCCCGGCTGGCTGACCTCCGAAGCCAGTTGGACGGACAACGGGACCAGGCGGCAACCCTGCGGAACAATCTCCGTGACTATCGACGGCAGATGGACGACCACACTCGGTCTGTCGGTCGGGGGATAGCTGGTCTTCAAAGGGGTTGGCGCCGGCAGGGCGAGGCGATTGAGCGCCTCGGCACCAACATCACCGAGACGGGTCGACTGGTAACGACTCATCTCCTGGCACCTCTTACTGCGGTTTCGGGGGCACTCACCACCATTGGTGTGCAGTCCGCGGACATGAGGATCCTCGGTCAGATGGGCCTCACTGCTGCTGGTGTCTCCAAGAAGACCAGTGCTGACCAGATGAGGAATATCCAGCAGTACGCCATTGATACTCCCTTCAGCATCGACACGATGCACGAATACCAAATGAAGCTCATTCGCTCCATCGCGGGCAATGACAATTCCTGGTACAAGAAGGACACGCGTACAGAGGCTGCTAACCGGGCTGCCACCAAGACCACAGACATCATCATGTCCGTTGGTGACACCATGGCTCGGGCTGGAAACCTCGATCCCGAGATGTTCAAGCGAGCCATGTACGCGGTTGACCGCATCATGGACCTTGACAAGGCTCCTACTCGAAACATCAACCAGCTCGTTCAGTCCACGGGTATCCCGGCTGGTGAGCTTGCCCGCATGTTCGGGTTCGAGAATGCAGGCGCCTTCTGGAAGAAGGTCGGCACTCCCGTTGCCAAGGGTGGTGGCATTTCGGGCCAGGACATGGTGAACAACCTTCTCCAGTTCTGGGACCCGAATTATTTCGTCATGGGCAAGGATGGGAAGCCCAAGATTGACCCGAAGACGGGTCAGCCCATCATGAACCCGAAGGCCCATAGCACGGCTGGTGGTTCCAAGGGCTATGGTGAGCGGATGACCTCGGCCACTATCACGGGCCGTGTCTCCCAGATCAAGGAACGTGCTCAGTACGAACTTGGCTCCCTTTTCGCCAAGGAGAACAAGAAGACCGGCGAGTACGAATACACCGGTCTTGGTCAGTCCATCATGGGTAAGGCCACTGGTAAGGACAAGAACGGCAACGTCCAGTATGAGGGCGGGCTTCTCCAGCAGATACAGCAGCTCGGAGGAGACCAGAAGAGCAATGTTGTCACTCTCCTGAAGACGTTCTTTGACGCTATCGGAACCTTCGTTGAACAGCTTCAGTGGTTCTCGGACTGGCTGAATGCTCATCCGCAGGTCAAGGAAGTCTTCGCGAATCTCCTGAAGATGGCTGCTACGGCACTGCCGTTCATCATCGCTATTGGACTGGCAACCAAGACCCTTGGCAAGCTAAACAAGATTTTCGCATCTGCTCTCACACCACTCGCCGGGGCCTTCAAGGGCATCCGCGGAGCGGTCCGGACAGGTCGTCAGGTTGGCTCCGGTGTCCGAGCTGGTCTCCAGGGCGGGGACATGGAAGACCGGCGAAACCGGATGTCTCAGGCGTACCGGGACCGCCGTACTCAGCTGCGTGGAGGTGACACCCGAGGACCCATCGCCCGTACCCGGGACAGGGCCACCGGAGGTGACGCGAACCTGAACAGGCTTCGCGGGCAGATCCGTGACACCGAGGACGCCATCAGGCGGACCGAGGACAGCGTCACTGATCTTCAGAGGCAGATCCGGGAAGTCAACAGCGTCTCTATCCGTCAGCTCGTCGACCAGTTCGCCGGCACGACTGGTTCCGGCAGCCTCCAGGGTGCAGCCCAGAACGCCGGTAGTCAGGTCAACAACGCCACGACTCAGGTCACCCAGCTCAACCGGCAGGGCCTTGGGGCTGTCTCTGGTGAGGTCACAGGGCTACACGACAAGGTCAAGGACCTGGTCCAGGAGGTCAAGAACGCTTCGGGTGCTGTCGAGAAGCTGGACGGCAAGAAGCTCACCGCTTTCAAGGTCACCGTGGACTCAGCTCACGGCACGGTTGAGGACCTCAAGAACAAGATCGACCAGACGGCCTCCTCAACGGGCCGGCTCAACGCCAAGAAGCTGAGCAGTCTCCGTAAGGAGTTCTCGGCCACCACGACCACAGCGGGCAAGACAGAGTCCAAGATCAAGGACGTTCGCAGCCGTGTGGCCACTCTGAACGGTGCTGGACTCGCCTCGATCATCAAGAAGTTCAACTCCCTGGACTCTGCTGCAAACGAGGTCTACAAGCGAGTCGGCACGACCAACAGCGGTGTGAACGGCCGTATCACTACGCTCAATGGTCGGAGCCTGAAGACCATCACTGATCGGGTCAAGAAGCTGGGTGACCAGCTCAAGGACACTGGCGATAAAGCCAACACCCTGAACAACAAGCTGAACGACATCTCCAAGCACGCTCCTGGTGGGGGCGGAGGAGGAGGTAAGGACTCTCCACCCAAGAAGAGGAGGAGGGCCCTTGGTGGCGTTCTTCCCGGATATACACCCGGGCAGGACGTACACAAGTTTGTCAGCCCTACCGCGGGCATCTTGGAGTTGTCCGGTGGCGAGTCGGTTATGCGCCCCGAATGGACTGCTGCCGTTGGCCCTGGCTTCGTCAATGAGATGAACCTGATTGCCCGTACCAAGGGCGTTCACGGTATTCGTCAGGCGATGAAGTTTGCCGGCGGAGGCATCATTGACAAGCTCGGTCTTGGTGGTCTGATCGAGGCCGCAAGGAGTTCCAACATCGGTCCTGACGTCCGTGCTGCGGCCCAAACCATGACTATGGACAGCTCTTCACGGGCTCTCGGTGGTGGTGTCCAGAGCGGTGTCGTTGGCTCCGGTACGGCTGGATCCAAGTTCATTGGCTCCGACATTGCAGACCGTCTTGACACCATGCGGAAGTTCTTCACCAATGATGCTTGGGAGGCCCTGAAGAAGCTTCCTATCCCAGATGGCATAAGTCAGGTTGTAGGCATCATCGGAGGTGCTATTGCTCCGGTTGCTGGTGACTACTGGTGGGATGACGTCTGGAAGGGCCAGGGAAACATTCTTGAGAGAGGAAATGCCTTCCTCGGAGACCTGTTCTCGACCAAGACCCTGAAGAGCGTCATTTCTAACCTCTTCGGCGGAGTCTGGGACTCAGCAAAGGGACTGTTCAACGGTGCGAAGGCACTCATTACCGACCCGATAGGCACCGTAAAGGACACCATCGGTGGTCTCTGGGAGATGACCCGTCAGCAGTATGACGGGGTCATTGACACGGTAAAGGGTCTGCGTGAAATCTGGCAGAACCCGAAGGACTACGCCTCACAGGTCATCCGGGACATCTATTCGACTGCGAAGGAGTCCCTCCCCAATCTCGAAGGTCTCTTTGACTTCAGCGGGGAGGGTCTTTCCAGCAAGAAGCCGGATGTTTCTGGGCTGCTGGATTCCCAGCTGAGTGCACCTGGGGCTGGTTCCTCCGTTACTCGGTGGACTCCTCAGGTCAAGATGGCTCTTGCACAGCTCGGGCTTCCTGCGTCTGCGCTCGACCTGGTTCTTCACCGTATCCAGGTGGAGTCTGGAGGTAACCCGAAGGCCATCAACAACTGGGACATCAACGCCAAGAACGGTGTTCCGTCTCAGGGCCTGATGCAGACCATTCCCCCAACGTTCAACTCGTACGCCGGCCCGTACCGGTCTCGGGGAATCACTGACCCAATGGCCAACATCTATGCCGGCCTGAACTACGCGGTCCACCGCTACGGCTCGGGATGGATGAAGGCTCTCTCCGGAAACAAGGGCTATGCCAAGGGCACCGATGGTGCCGCTCCTGGCTGGGCTTGGGTCGGGGAACAGGGCCCGGAGCTGGTGAAGTTCAAGGGTGGAGAGACTGTTCTCAACGCCCGGGATTCCCTGGCTGCCAGTGGGAACGTGAAGCGGGGCTACGCCTCAGGAACCACGAACTCAGGTCTCTACAAGGCGACCATCGGAAGTGTCAGCCAACTCAACACGGCCATTGGCAAGATGCGTGATTTGATCTCCAAGGCGTTCTCAGCCGAGCTGATCTCCAAGGGTCGATTCGGCTCTCTGTCCAAGTGGCTGGAGAAGGAGAACAAGGCACTCACCAAGGCTGCGAACAAGCGGGCTGACATCGCCAAGAAGATCAAGGAGGCTAACGACCGGCTGACTAACCTCCGCAAAGAGCGCGACGAGATGGCCTCGAACCTTTCTGGTCAAGTCAGTGGAGGTACGCCGCTCACCGCAGCGTTCAACGGTGGTGGAGGTGTCACGGCCACCTCTGCTCTTGCAGGGCTCAAGGACCGACTGAAGGCAATCAATGACTTCAAAAAGAACCTTGCCGCTCTGACCAAGAAGGGTTACTCCAAGGAGATAATCAACGAGGTCGCGTCTGCCGGCCTGGAGCAAGGAAACGAGATGGCTAAGGCTCTTCTCTCTGCTTCCTCGTCCCAGGTGAAGGACATCACCAAGACCTACTCAGACGTCTTCAAGGCGTCCGATTCCTTGGGCAAGTCCGTTGCTGGCCAGTACTACAAGGCGGGTGAGGACTCCGCGAAGGCCATGATTGCCGGTTTGAAGTCGCAGGAGAAGGCACTTCTTAAGAGCATCTCCACCACGGTGAACAAGGTAATCGCCAAGCTCCGTAAGGACCTTGGTATTGGAAAGTCGGAGGCAGTCCGTTCCGACATTGCTTCGCTGCTTACTTGGCTCACAGGGGCCAGCCAGCCTTCAAAGCCCTCCAAGTCCTCCTCTTCGAAGAAGAAGACGAAGAAGAAGAAAAAGGGCTACTGGACAGGGACCCTTTCAGCCTCTCCGGGCCTCGCCCTGGTGGGCGAGAGGGGTCCCGAGTTGGTCAACTTCAGCGGAGGTGAGCGGGTCTACAACTCCCGTGAGACCGAAGCCCTGATGGCCGGTAGCCGGCCGGTCTATCTGACCATCAACGAGGCCAAGCACGAGACCACCCCTCAGGCCGTACTTCGCGGTCTTCAGTGGGTGGATTCCATGTATGGCAACAGGCTCTAGAAAAGAGGTGGACGTATGCCGATTCCGGCGCTAAAGGCACCTCCGGTTCCCATACCGCCGAGGCCAACTCCTCCACAGCCGGTGCATTGGGGGAGGACATACGTGTCCATCACAGGGAAGAACGGTGAGGGGGAGGAAATCCCCCTCACCGACTTCTCTGATCCTCGTTGGCCGGGCATTGTGATGATGCCCGGTGCTACGGGGTTGGACGCACCTCCTTTCGAGCTGCATGCAGATGACAGCCCCAACCTTGATGGTGGAATCTTCCGGGACGCCAGGGCTGTAGCTCGGGAAATCATGGTCCCGATATTTCTTCACGGCATCGACCGTAAGACGATCCGCGACCTGAAGAGCCGGCTCGTCTCGAACCTGAACCCCAAGAAGGGGTTCTGTGTGCTCAAGTTCGTAGAGGGTGACGCCGTACCGCGGTACCTGCGCTGCTACTACAAGGGCGGCATGGAGGGCAGTGAGGACCAGGACCAGGCCGGCTTCACCTGGAAGAAGTTCGGCATCCAACTGACCGCGTATGACCCGTACTTCTACTCAGAAGACGTGCAGGTAGCTCAGTGGGAGTTCGGCTCTCAGGTGGCTTTCCTGTCCTCAACAGCACCCTTCTACCCGCTGCGTATCAACGCTGGTCTTCTCAACGGTGATGAGATCTCCGTGTTCAACCCCGGGGACGTCGAAGCGTGGCCGAGGTGGGAACTGACAGGGCCCATCAAGGCATTCAACTTCGTTGGCCCGGATGGCGAGAGCTTCGGTGTGAACGCCAAGGGGGATGGCTCAGACGTTGTAGCGGCCGGCCGCACCCTCGTAGTTGACACGAGGCCCGGTTACAAGTCCCTCAAGGACGACCTAGGGGCCACCTATTGGCCCTTGCTCAAAGCACAACCAGAACTCTGGTCCATCCCTGAAGGGGATTCGAAGTGCACGGTGAGCATCACTCCGGGATCTACAAGTGCCGAGGTCCGATTGACCTTTCAGCCGAGATACGAGGGCTACTGATATGGGATACAGGATCGAGGTACGGGACAAGGATCTGAACCGCATTGGTGAGATAGACACTTGGCTTCAGCTTGACATTGTGGTCCGGTACTGCGACCAAGGCTCTTGGAAGCTCCTTGTCCGGGCAGGAACTGACCAGGCTGAACTTCTCCAACGTGGTGGAGGCGTGGCCATCTACCAGGATGGTGTGGAAAAGCCAATCATCACCGGTCAGATCGAGGACTTCCAGAAGTACTTCACCGTGGAACAGCACTCGTCCATGGGCTCCCTGTTCGTGGGAGGTATGTGTGACAACAAGTTGGCCTACAGCCGGCTTGCCTTCCCTGATCCTTCCCTTGCTGTCTCCAAGCAGTACTCCTCCCCCAACGACACTCGAACGGTGAACACCTCTACAGGCTCCGCTATTTGGTACGAGCTGGAGCACGCCATGGGGGCTTCGGCCCTTGCCAACAGGCGTATCCCTGGGGTGAAAATCGGGGCGAGGCCTGTCCTTGGCAACGTCACTAACGACACCCTTCGTTACGACGTCATCGGGGAGAAACTGGCCAACTGGTGCGAAACCAAGAAGGTTGGCTACAGGTTCCTCTATAACGCGGACACCAAATCGATTGACCTGGACATCTTTACCCCCAAGGACAAGAGCAAGGAAGTCCGCTTCTCCACTGACCTGGGAAACCTCAGGGAATTCATTTGGACTCTGTCCGCCCCGAAGGTGACTCGGGTCATCGTGGCTTGCCAGGGCGAGGGTAAGGCCCGGTACGTGTACCAGAAGATTGACGCAGCCACTGAGGCCGAATGGGGTCTACAGATCGAGGCGTTCGTAGACAGGCGAGACCTGCCTATCGTCACTGACATGGCTACGGGACAGCCCGTGAAGGCGTCCCTGGACGTCACAGACGCTGAATTTCAGAGTGCCCTTCAGGCTGTCCAGCAGTCCGCGGATACCGCCCTCAAGGAGGGCGAGAAAAACGGCAATTTTCAGATCTATCCAATTGATACGGATCAGATCAAGTTCGGTCGGGACTACTTCGTAGGTGACCTCGTCGCCGTGACTGTCGACGGAACCGAATACGTGGACATGGTCCGCGAAGTCAACATCACGGTTGACGACGGAGGCAACGCGGTAACTGTTGCTCCGAAGATCGGTGAGCAAGGGAACGGTGACCCCCTGAACCTCTACAAGACCGTTTTTGAGATGAGAGAGAAGCTGCGCAAGCTGGAAGCGAGGATGTGAAATGGCAGAAATCAGCTACCCGTTTGCGAACGATAGTGCTGGTGGCGGCACGAAAATGGTGTCCCAAGTCGAATGGCAGAACATGGCCCACCTCTGGGCAGCGGACCGCATTGACTTCCAGCTGACGAAGAACACCTACCAGCCAACAGACTTGCCCTTCTTTGCTGCGATTGTTGGGGCCAATGTCGTTGTCCAGGCTGGGTCTGCCTGGGTCGGTGGCTTCTACTACCGGAACGACTCTCCCCGCTCTCTGCCGGCCCCGACCAATGCCGGCGCCCAGCCTCGCATTGACCTCGTGGTCCTGCGAGTGGACTACGTTGCGGGGTCTGTGAATCTGGCGATCAAGCCGGGCCAGGCCGCGACCACTCCCCTTGAGCCGGCCATGCAGAGGACTCCTGGCGGTGTATGGGAGATGCCTCTCTGGTCGATCTACCTGAACGCGAACAACGGGGCCCGAACTGTTAACGACCGTCGTCGTTTCGACGTTCCTGGTTTTGTGGAAGTTCCTTGGAACCGCTCTGAAGTGTCGATGAGTATCCCTGTCGGGAACTTCACCCTGGATATGGATAGCAACAACAACCATTTCCAGCATGAGGGTTTCCGCGGTAGGGATGGTGACATGATCACCCGAACCCTTGGCCAGCGAGAGTATTACACCCCGGACCTCTTCACCGTGACCAATAAGCCTGCTGCGGCTAACCGCAAGGGCTACTGGCGCTACATCGCCCCCGGAACCGTGCAGTTCTCCGTGTCCTTCAACAACACGTCGACCAAGGCCGTGAGCACAACCACCACAATCATTGGCTTCACACTGCCTGTGCCAGCGACCAAGACCATTGCGAGTTCCTTCCACGGATTCCTTGAGAACCCGGAGGTCCGGGACAGTCTTCCGAACTTCATCGATATCCCCGCAAGGTCGACTGGTGGACAGAACGCCTACCTCTACTACGCCAACACAACCACGCTCAAGCAGGGCCTTGACGGGCTCCGACTCATTCCCGGTAAGTCAACGCTGACTATCACTGGAGTCTACGAGACGAATCAATTTGACTAGGTGAAGGGGCTCACATGGCTCGAAATCTTTTTGGCGGTTCTGCTGCCGACGTGGCAGAGGACATCGACGGGTCCCGAGTTCCCGATGCAACAGGTCTTGTCTTCGATGGTCTGGGGCCTCAGGCCACTCAGATAACTGACCTTCTGGACGCTTCAGGCAACCCGATTCAGAACCTCACAACAGACGACCACGGCATGGTGGGACACTTCTACGGGCCTGACGGGGCAACCCTCTTGTACGTCGACTTCGGCGCCGGGCGTGTTGCTCTCATCCCTGTGAACACCGCTGGACTTCTTTCTGAACACGTCACCGCGGATGACCCCCACGGCTCCAAGGCGGCTGCTGTAGCCGAGATCACCGCCCAGAAGGGGGCAGCTAACGGGTTCGCCGAGCTGGACCAGTCAGGCAAGGTCCCGGAGGCTCAGTTGCCCTCGCTCACTGGGGCCTCCTCGAAGGCCCTTGGCTGGCTGGACATCACGAGTGGCGCCTATGGCGCAGTCGGTGACGGTGTCACGGACAACACCGCTGCCATTCAGGAAGCTGTGAACGATGCGGCCCTTGCCAGGACTGCCGTGTACATCCCTGCTGGGACCTTCGTGACAGATCAAATCACCCTGCCGGCAGGACAGGGCTACTCCATTTTCGGCGCTGGTTGGGGATCCTCCCTCAAGCTGAAGGGAGGGAGTAACGGGTACGTACTCAAGATGTCGGGGACCGACACCCGTATTACCGTCAGAGACCTGACCATTGATGGCAACTGCTTGGAGCAAGGCACCACCGGCAACTCAGGCGGCATCGACGGATCCGGCGCAGTTGCCTGCCGTTTCGACAACATTCATTTCATCGCGTGCAGGGACAACGCCCTCTACCTGGGCGGCATGACTAATGGGGGCTTCGGCCACAACAACCGGGTGTTGGGGTGCCTTTTCGATGAAAGCATGAACTCTCTCGGCCCTGGCCGAGGTATCCACATGAGCAGCAGCGATGAGAATCAAATCATCGGCTGTGACTTTGAATTCCTTGGAGGTTCCGGAGGGTCGATCTTCGGCACGGCTGTATGCATCCTGGACCAGTCCGGAACCCAGTTCATCGACTCCTGTAATTTTGTCGGCGGAGCCACGAACGGCACGAAGGGGATCCGCCTTCAGGACTGCTCATCCACGAAGATCGTTGGATGTAATTTTGATGGAACTGCCGGTGACTCCATCTTCATTGCTGGCACAGGCAACTTGGTGTCTAACTGTACTATCTTTGGTCCTGGTGAAGTTGGATCTCTCGGAGGCCAAGTCTCCGGTATCCATCTGGAGTACGCCTCCAAGAACAACTCCATCATCGGCAACTCTATTGCCTCTTCGACGACCGCGGGCAAGACCCGTTCCCTTATCCGGGAAGAGGCTTCTGGTGGTGCAGGGCCCAACCTCATTACTGGGAACACCCTGATAGTCAGGGGCGCTCTTGCTGTGGCTCCCACTGAGATTGAGGGCGCGGGAACCCTCTTCTACAACAACCTCGGCACCCTGAACGACTTCAAGTCTGACTCCGTGACGGTGAACAGCACGGGCAGAGCAGGGTTCTTCAAGACCACGAACCCTGTTGGCGGGCCCATGGCCCACGCCCTAACGGTCTACCAGGCGTCAACTTCCGGCGTTGATGCGGCAGTTGCCCTGAACGTCATCTCTGATAACCCCGAGTCTTCCGCGATGTACCTCTCGGGCAAGGAGCTGAACCGAGGGACTCTGAAGATCTCCCACTCCGGTACTGGTACTGACGCCGCCGCCGCTGCTCTCAGCATCGACCTCGTTGGTACGGGCACCGCTGCTCAGGGCATCTTCATCAACACCTCTGACGCTCGTGCAGACGGAGTCCTCGGCACGACCGGCAACATCATCACTGTCCGGAACACCAAGGGTAGAGACGACTTCAAGCTGTCCGCCAACGGCCGCATAGCCATGGGTGGAGCCGTGGGCTATGTCCCAACTGCCATGGTGGATCTCCGTATGCCGGACACTACGGTGCCTGCCCTGGTGGTCCGGGCCGCGGGCACGACCGGCGCCAACCTCATGGAGTTTCAGAGGAGTTCGGACGGAGCAACTCGAACCCGGATCTCTTCCACGGGGCAGCTGGTCTCACTGGAGACCATCTACGCAGCTGGCCCGAGCCTCCAGGTTGGTGGTACCTCGTCTACCACTGGAGGAGGCAGCGGGGTAGTTGGCATCACGAACGCTGGGGCTGTCCCCACCACAACTCCGGTCGGTGGCGGTGTGCTGTACGCCGAGGGCGGAGCCCTTAAATGGAAGGGCTCGAACGGCACTGTGACCGTTATTGCGCCCGCATAGTTGAAACGAGACCATGGGGCCTCCTTCCGGGGAGGCCCTCTGGGTCAGGCTCTCGCGCGAGTCACTTACTGAGGCTCTCACTCAAGACCATGCATCCGTGCGCGAGTCACATAAGAGGGAGGGACCTCATACCCATGCTCGAAATCCTCAATTTCGGAGGCGCCCTTGCTGGTGTCGCCGGCGCAGTCTGCCTCGTCCTCGCGTCCGTCCGAACCAATTCGGCTCGCATCTGGAAAGAAGAGGCCGAAGCTCAGAAGACCCGCGCCGACCGTCTTTTCAGTGAGCTTGAAGAAATCAAGAACCGGCTTACTCACTTGGAGGGCTACAACGCAACTTTGGTTGCTCTCCTGTCAACTATTGACCCACAGAAGCTCGAAGAGCTTCGACTTCACAGGGGGCTCTAATGGCTGCACCGATGTCTGCGAACCAAATGCTGGCACAGCTTCAGAAGTGGGGCGTGAAGTACCGCCCCTACAAGGATTGGCGCAACCACAACCGGAACCACAAGGGGGCTTGGGGCCCCGTTAACGGGTTCATGGTCCACCACACCGGCTCCGACTCCGATGACCAGCGTGCGCTTCTCTACAACGGCACGGCTGATCTGCCGGGGCCTCTCTGTCACTTCGGTCTGGCACAGGATGGCACGGTTTGGCTGATCGGATGGGGTCGTGCGAATCACGCCGGCTCGGGTGACGACGACGTTCTTCGGGCGGTTATAGACGAGAAGCCCATCCCGCACGATGACGAGAGCAACACCGACTTCAACTCCCGTTTCTACGGCGTGGAAATTTGGTACAACGGAAACCACAGGATGAGCGATGCCCAGTATGAGACGCTCCTGAAGCTTGCTGCGGCTATCTGTGACTTCCACGGCTGGGGTAAGTACAGCGTCATCGGTCACGGGGAGTCTGGTTCTCCGGGCAAGTGGGACCCCGGTTACGCACCTGGGCACATGATGGACATGGACCCTGTCCGGGACGACGTCCAGGCGCTCCTTGACAAGGAGGACAAGCCTGCCACTCCCCAGAAGCCTTCTCAGCCCAAGCCGGCTGGAGACACGTACACCGTTCTTGCGGGTGACACTCTCTCCTCCATCGGGAAGAAGCTGAAGGTTGCTTGGGAGGGCCTCGCCAAGGAGAACGGCCTCAAGGCTCCGTACAGCATCAAGCCTGGCCAGAAGCTGAAGGTTCCCGGCAAGTCGACGGCTCCCAAGCCGGCCGTGTCCTACGAGCCGTTCCCTGGTGATGCGTACTTCAAGCGCCGGCCGAAGGGATCGCTGATCGAGCGCATGGGCAAGCGCCTGGAGGAGGAGGGCTACAAGGGATACGACCGCGGGCCTGGTCCTCAGTGGACCGACGCTGACCGAGAGGCTTTCTCCTGGTGGCAGAAGGAGTACAGCCGACGTCACAAGCTCGGTTGGTCCGGCAGTGCCGTTGACGGCTGGCCCGGCAAGACGTCTTGGGATGCCCTGAAAGTTCCGAAGAGGTGAGCCGAGGCCGGCCCTGGTGGTCGGCCTCGCGCGAGTCACTTACGCGCCTTCGCACTCAAGAGCACGCGCCCCCGCGCGAGTCACTTACGGGCACTTTCACTCAAGGACACTCCCTCAGATCAGCATCTGAAACCGCGCTCGAAGGAGCCCCCTCCCCGGAAAGTTCCGAGGTGGCTTGCTCCCCCTCTGTCAGTCCCTGTCTTCTGCCTTCAATCCCTAAGAGTGCCGGAGCTTTTCTCCTGCGTGAATGAAAGAATGGAGTAAGCCTATGGCTACTCGAATCAATCCTGTTCGTGTCAACCAGACTGGTGTCCCTTCCGGCAGTGGTGTGCCCGCGGACGTTGCTGCGGGCAATGTGATTGCCAATTCCGAGAGTGTGAAGCTCACCGTGGACAACTCCGCGGGGGGTTCTCCCCTGACTGTGACTCTCAAGACCTCTGCCACGGTGGAGGGATACGCCGTAGCCGACGTCACGGTTACTGTGCCGGCGAACTCTAAGCGTGAGTTCGGTCGTTTCAGCCGGGCCCTGTTCGGCAGCGATGTGGAGTTCAGTTGCTCCGCAGCATGCACGCTGTACGTCTACCAGTAAGGGAGTGCAAGAATGAAGGAATCGATCCTCCAGCACGTAGTTCGTATCTGCGCGGTAGTGGCCGCACTTGCGCCTGTGGTCGTGGCCCTACTCGATTCGCTCCCGTGGGAGTCCGCTGTCACTCTGTCTGCCGTTGTGCTGGCTGCTGGCGAGATTGCCCAACGTATCGAGAATGACAAGACGCTACGCGCCTACCTGACTACTCCCCCGGAGTAGTCCCTTTGATCTAGGTCCTGTGGAGACAGGTTCTAGGGTGATGAGAGAACACAAAAAAGCCCCCGGCCATTTGGCCGGGGGCTTTTTCTCGTTTCTACTGGTGCCTAGACAGCTCCAGGTAGTTTCGCTGGCCTAGTTCCTCGTTCAGATGAGCAATCAGCCGGTGAATATCCGCAGTCGGAAGCTTGACAGCCTCCTCCCTGACATTCTCGTAAGCGGCAGCCTGAAGTTCTTTGTCACCCATGTGTTCCTCTCAAACCTTCCCAGAACCTGTTAGGTAGTCACCAGACAGTACCGCCTTACGCCTAGCTCCACAGAGCAGCCAGCATCAGTGCACACACGACAGCTCCAGGGATGTAAATGCACAGTACCTCAAACAGTCGGTTTCGCATGATGACCCCCCGTTTCGTTCTTCCATCTGCCGTCCGACCACCTACGGACGAGACCAGTGTACCGACCCTGAACGTACCGACAGGGCTTACTCTTGGGCATGGTTCCGGGATTCACAGCCATCCCCCTGCAAGCACAAGTTCCGGGGCCTCTGAAGACTCCTTTAGGGACAGTTTCACAGGATGCTCCTGGAGGATGTCCGGGACAGTAAGAGCCTCAGTCTCCGGAGGTTCCGCAGACTCCTCAGGCTCTTCCGAAACTGCCTCACTCGGGCTGGTCCGGCGATATAGTACCGGTCGCCGGCCTCGCCCCGTAGCCGTTTCTCCGCGGACTACCTCCACATCATCCATGCCCTCAATTGCGGACCGGAGACTTGCTGCTGTAGCTCGCATCCCCAGGGACCGGAGCATGAGGCTAGAGGTTACCTCCCCCTCGTACCGGTCCAGGATCTCCCGAATGAGATCAGGCAGATCCTTAGTCACCCTTCGGGAAGACTCGGCTACGTCATCTCCGCGGACCAACTTTTCAACGCTGCGCATGCTGTACTGGACGAATGCCCACGCTGCGTCAATAGCCTTACGGCTCACCGTTGTACGACGTTCGGAAGCCACAAGGGTAGCGGCTACTCGAATGATCTGCTCTGGCGTACGTTCGACGTAGCATCGAAGATGCTTTGGCATCTCGGTTAGCTTGTCCAGGAATATGGCACGCAGCTCATCAAACCTGCGTGCTGCCGAGTTGTCCAGGGAGATTACCCGCGGAGTCTTCCGGACCCAATCGTATGCCTCATCCAAACCAGGAATCTCCGGATACAGTTCCTTGTGCCCGTAGGGAAGTACCTTAGAGCCCTCAACCATTACAGGCAACAGCCGGTTGAAGGATCCACCCTTTGCATCCCGTGGCTTGACGTACTCCGACCACTCCCCAGGAGTGATATGGGCATGGAACCCTAGCCTAGGCTCCTCCACCACCATATGAACCTTCGTGGTGGTGTGCCGAATGGTCACGCCATCCCAGCACGACCGAAGCTTTGATGCGAACGTGGGGCACCGATTCTGACGAGACAGGTTCTCTCGCCATTCGTCGTCTACAATCATCAGACGAGTGTCCGTTCCTCCTTCCGTCCCTTCTGTCTCCTCCTGCTTTGAGTACAGGAGTTGGGTTAGAGACGGTCCGGAACTTACTCCGCCGGCGGTACGGGCAGCTAGGAAGTCCCCGATAGCGTGAGTCAGCATCCCCCGAGCTACCCTAAGAGCCGTTCCCTTACGTCCTAGGGCACTCTCGCCGGCAAGCACAGTCCAGACGATAACCGGTCTATCGTCCGCAGTCTTTACGTGACCACAGATAGCACTTGACCATAGGGCCAGGATAGCGGCGTAAATGCCTACCGGGTCCGCCTCCGTATGAGGTTCCGCAAGCGCTACAGCGTCCCCTATGGGTCCGTATCGCATGCCCTCGAATGCTTCGAGACTCACTTACCCTCACCCGCCATCATACGGGCGTCAATCTCTGCGCCATAGAAGTTGTACAGTACCGCCGCAGCGTCCTTCACGTTCTTAGGAGTGTGAAGGTGCCCCCATACGTGCCACAGCTCTTCACGCGCGTGCTGCAAATCTTCAACTGACTTGTGCTTTAGCGTGTCCAGCATTACTTGCCCTCACTCTCTTCAGTCGGATCCCCGAGCAAGCCAACAAACTGTTGGGCTAGGGCTTTCTCGTGTTCCTCGCACAGGAACCAGGTCTTACCGTCCAACGTGAATTCCATGATGGACTCCCGCGGAGTCTTGCTCTTTTTCCAGCATGGGTCACACGCCGTGTCTAGTTCAATGACTACCTTTGCCATGGGGCCTCTCATCCGTTTGAGCTTCCATGAACGCCGGCTCACGTTTCCGTGAGTCGACGAACACGAGAGTTCATGCGGTAACTAGAAACCTCTTTGGCTGTATTCCTGTCGCAACTCTGCTTGCCTCCTACCCAACTGGCCCCGTATGGTGTTCATTGCTCGATACAGTTCGAGTTGTTCGACTGAGTTGGGCTCTTTGTTTGCAGCTCGGTTACTCAGCTGACGAAGTACGTAATCGACACCCGCCAAATACTCTTCTACAAACTTGTTCTGTAGTGCGTATTTGAACCTATGGTCAGTCACACTGCCTCCCGGTACGTTCGTGTCGTACGTTCCCGCATGAATTCCTTTGTGACTACCGAGATGAATATCTGAGTCACGATCCGCGGGTTTGCGTAGACCTTGGCCGCTGTCACGCAGTCCTCTAGCACTTCCCGCAATGCAGCCATGCGGAGCGTTGACGTAGGCTGCCACGCTGCATAACCGGCCCGGAGAGACAGCGTCTCTATGTCCGATGCATAGCGCTTCATCAGGCTCATTCGCTTACCTCCACACCGTAGAGACGCGTACGGCAAAGTTGTCCGAGATCGGAGTCAGGATGCGGACGCACGTCACGAGAGATGCTCGGTCAAGGATTCCCCTTGCGTGACTCTCAGCAGCCGCATAGTCCTTTGGTTGGGGGTGGAGCCAGGATTCAGTTTCGAACGGCTCCCCCTCCATATCCACCCCAACTAGCTCGAAGAACAGAGTGGCCGGCTCGAAGGTGACCCCGTTTACGGTTTCCTGCTTGACGCTCATTCGCCCACCCCTACGACCCGCAGCACATTTTCCGGGTGCACACCTTCAATGAGCACGCCGTTTCCACTTTGCAGGGTCACTGTTCCGTACCCCACCCCGCACAGCCACGCGGTCCGCTTTTCCATGTCCGGGTCCAAGTACTCCACAATGGGAGGGTTCTTGGGATCGAACGCGGTTCGGAGTTCTTCAATGCTCACTTGCTTACCTCCGTGACTTGAGAGGGGCCGCGACCTAGCCGTTTGCTAGGTCGCGAATCAACCTTTCGGGCATGCTTTTAGCTGACAGGCCGGTAAGTCGTGTGAGGTTCGTTCTCCTGCCGATGCGTTTCACACCGCGCCTGACAGGCGTGATGCTTGTTCCCCCGGAACTCCGAGCATGCCCAGTGGGTTGGAGTCTCCTGACAGAACGGAATGCACTTCATCCCCTCTGTGGCCACGTAGCTGGAGTAGTGGACGCCGATTCGGTTAGACACGTTCATTCCCCTTTGTTGGTTTGGGTGTGCTGTCTGTTTGAAGGGGGGTTAGTCGACGGATTCCCGCGAAAGGATTCGGATGTTGTGGGAGTGGTTTGGAACCCCGAAATAGGAGTTGGACACGACCTCTGCCAGAATGAATCCTGGTACGTTCATGTCTACCGAAACGATTGACTCCCTCGGCACGGATTCCTTGCCGAATGCGAGTTCCCAAGTAACCTTGACCTTGTCCATGATTGTCCCTCTCGTTGTGTTTAGCAGGAGTAAGCGTCGTCACGCTGGCAGTCGTACGTGTAGGAGTAGCCCGTGATATTCGGAACGGGCCTCTCACACTCCGCGCTCTTGCAGTCCGAGCACAGTTCAGGCTTGTCAATATCGCTCGACACCGTGACAGCCATGCAGTCTCGGCAACCACAGAACGTGTATCCACTAGCCATGGTCACTCGCTCCATTCCGTCATGGCGTGACGCTCACCGTGGAAGTCACTTCCGCATCCCTGGCAAGTGCTTGTGCTGTGCGTGTTCGTCTCACAGTCGCACTCGCCATACTCGATGCCGTTCTCGTCCGAGTTGCATTCGTGTTCTTCGGAAACCATGCCCATGGACACGTGATTGGACAGGAGAGACAAAGGATCCCCGCCCTCATGTCCGTCCGGGTTGTGGCAGTCTCCGCACTCCCCATTTGCATGGTGGTGTAGGCAGTTCGTACACACCCAAATAGTCCAGTGTTCCCGCGTGTCACTCATTTCCTTACCTCTCTCGTCTGTGCCGATAGGGTCAGTACGGGGCCCGGATTACCGGACCCCTCTACTCGCCCGACCGATTCAGTGATCATTTCCGGATTCAGGGTTTGCCGGCACGGCACATAATCCGGATTTGGATCATGCGTGGCGGTAAAACTCCCTCAACTCTCGGAAGTCGTTGTTGCGGAGGTAGTAACTCCACTCCACGGAGACTCGCGCACCGTTGTTGTAGCGACGCTGCATGAGGATCCATTCGGGTACGGTCCCGTCAGGATTCTTTGTGTAGGACGTCCGGGAGTTGTGACCCCCGTAGGGGGAGGAGTCTGAAGCCTTAGCCAGAGTGACCATGCCTGCCTGCCTTTCAGCGTGAGAGGTACTTACGGATGGACTGGCGGAAGGTGTTCCGGTCTCCCCGCTTAGCTGTCCTGCGAGCCAACGTGCGCCACTTTCCGGGGGGCTGGCCACAGCAGGAGCAATCCCGCCCTCCGGGCCCGTTCGGACAGAACTTTCCTGCCATAGGTGCGTTCATCAGTAGTCCTTTCCTGCGATGCGGAGCCATTCGCGGTAGCGGTCGAGAATGCGGAGCGCATACCAACACTCTTCCGGTCCGGGGCGAGCGTCTGCGAGTTCCTGATACTCGAATGCATCTTCTTCCGGGCCCATAGGAGACGGGCGGAACTCCGGTACGTTCTCGCCACACTCGAACGTCAGATAGTCACAGAGTGCGAATCGCCAACCCTGACACCATGCGAATTGGTCGCCCGGATCATGGTCGAGCAACGCATGCCCCAAGATCTCTCGCTTACCTGAGTACAGCGTCCAATACTTCCGGGCATCATCCGTCATGCCCAGCCATTCCTGCATTCGCCTACTCCTATGGTCTCGTTTCAACTTTGCGAGCACAAAAAAGCGCTCATGGCTTCCGAGTACGACGACACTCCGAGGGAGCGCATCTTGTGCTGTGCCTTGGCTACCCAGTGACTCGGCCAATCGCTCACGTCCCGATAGGTCGCGACTGCGGTCACGTCGACACCGACCAGCCATGCAATGAACCGTGCGTTCACTTTGACTCGCCTTTCTCCTGAGGCAGAGGACCGAATCCCCGGTAAGTGTGGCCCGGATACCAGACTTCTACTGCCCTTACGTGACCCTCATACGTCGTGGCACCACACTTGCAAGTCACCCGATCGTTCCTCCTACGGAACGTCCGGAGCACAGTCCAGAACTCATCAGGAGCATTCGTGTCCTGGTCCTCGTACATGTACTCCGTGGCCGCCTCTATGTCGACCAGCGTTTCCGGGTCCCCATCCATACCGGAGAGGGCAGTGAGAATGTCTTCCCGGATTGCTGCCTTGCTCCTGCGTGTGGTCATTCCTAGGCCCCTATCCGAGTGAGACGTCACTGATGATGTTCTGTTCTGCGGGATAGCTGCACTGGACACCGTTAAGGATGTACTGCCGTACGTCGTCCCTCACCTCTGAGGTATCCAGACCGTACTCACTCGCCCACTCATTCTCTTCAACGTCCATGGTGAGCACTACGCGAACGCGCATATCGAGTCTCCTACAACCTAGATGGAACGCTTGACGAACTTGTACGGGCCCGAATCTCCGTTGCGGAGCATAAGGCGACCGTTCTTAGCCCAACGGGTCTCGTAACCCTCGTAGAGGGACGTGAACTCATCGGCGTACTCGGCGTAAGCGAGTGCGTGATACTCCTGCCACTCGTGCGTTTCGCTGGTCGTGTCCGGAACAGAGATGATCATGGGTTCCGGGGGTGCCGGCAGACTGTAACCCCCAAACATGATCATGAAAGCCATTACTGCGGAGATGATCCAAGCGGGCATTTGTGTTTCCTCTACTAGGCGACAGTAAGAGGGCGCCTGTACGAGACAGGCACCCGATACCGCTTACCTTGCTTAGAGGATGCGGGACGTTTCCGGATTCAGCTTGTGCCGGTAGAGAAACGAACCCTCACACCTTCCGCAATCGTCCCTGTAGGTGATCGTGCTGGGTGTGTTCAGGTCCCCAATCACCATCCCCACAATGGTTGCCTCGGCCTGAGTGCCGTTGTCGTGCGCGATATGCACCTTGCTTCCTGCGTTGTAACTCACTTGATCTCCTAGGGTCTCGTTTCAACTTTAGGCGGAAACAAGAGGATGCACAGTGCGTTGCCTGTGCACCCGATGCCTCTTACCTAGTGGCGCACGCAGTGCGCTTAGTGTGTGAGTCGGTCTATCTGGTTCTGAAGACGCTTGGCGTACCTGAGATGCGCGTTGTATTCCTCGGAGGCAGCCTCATACTCCTCATCGCTCTTAGCTGTCTCTCGCGTAAGCAGTAGGCTTGTCAGCCTGCTCTCAACTTGCCGCATCTTCTCTCGGAGCTGTGCAAGTTCGCTCACTGTCTCTCCTAGTTCTCGTCCGTGATGAGCACGCCATGACGCGTGTTGTAGAAGGTGACGATTCCCCCGTGCTTCAGGATTTCCAGCACGTCATTTGCAGTCAGGGGCTGATCACTCTCAGGACACTGAATCGTGTTGTTGCCCAGTCCGTTTGCTACGGCCGTAAGGGCAGTGGTGCCGAAACCGATCACGGTTTCCGTAACACCAGCTACGTAGCCAGCGAACTCGTCCTCAGGCGCGTAGTTATTCACCATGCGCACCATGGCTGCCTCGGCAATGGCACGCATCTTGTTCATGTTCAGCATGATCTATCTCCTAAGCATCGCACGCAGTGCGTGGGACTAGGTCTCGTTTCAACTTTAAGGGGGAACAAAAGGACGCAGGTGCGAGACCTGCGCCCGATGCTTCTTACCTACTGGGCTGCAATGTTCTCGTCCGATGTGGTCTCTCGAACGGGAACGTTACTCATATCCGTAGCGAGTAGATCCCGCTCCCACTCGGTGAGTTCACCGATCATCCATGTCTGTTCTTCCATGACTCCTCCTGTAAGCGGGTCCAGTAGGGCACTGCTACGAGAGCAGTGCCCGTAAGACCTTACTTACTTCCATCCTAGGTGGACTAGGGCCGATGGACGCCCCACCCTCATAAACACCATGCACGCTTTACAGGAACCCTAGCCTTAAGTCTCGCTAGGTAGGATCCGACCCTAGGTCGGCGATCCCGGTAGCCACTAGCCTTGAGTCCTGCTAGTTGGGAGACACCCTTAGGCGACGACTACACATGCTGTGCGGGGAATGTTCTTGCCTTTGTATTGATCTTAGGCGGTTTCACTGTTCAGTTAACGGAGGAACAAAGGCTTCCTTGGCTGGCACCCTGTCGAGTGCTTCCCTTCCGGGCCCTGTCGGCTGGTCTCCCTGCCGACATGAGTACTCTCGCACGGATCGAGGTCTCGTTTCAACCCCATCCCCAGACTTCTTTCATTCTTTCCTGCCCTACAGGGGGAGGGGGCGGTAGGCACCCTAGGGCTATAGAGGAACACGCATGCGCGTATACCCCATGCACTCATGGTGTGTCAACCAGGCTGTACAGGGGCTGATTGGAGTGCGTGTAGGGCATGAGCGGTGTGCAGTGCACTGCCTAGCTGGAGTCGACCTACGGGGCCGAGCATGGGCCCTGCGTGCTCCTCCTGGACCCCATGCCACCACTCGGAGGGATGCGTGAACCAAGATCATCTAGAGAAGCCGGCACAGTCGATCCCCCTAAATGATCATGGTCTGTGAGGGCACGTCGACACGTCGGAGGCTGGTCGCTCACGTCCCCCTCTGCACTCGACATTCCCTCTGCCTATTCGCATTGAATGAATGAATGGATGCATTCTCAGCCGGCATTCCCTGTATGCAGAAATGCTATTGCCTGCCCCGCTCGCCCGTTTATTCATTCATTCTCAGGTGTGCACAAATAGGTGGGGTAATGCATACATACATACGCAGCGCCCCCGGCGGGTCCTCTGCGTATG